CTTTTTTTTGTTCTTAATTTGGCCTAATGCATATATCATCACCTTACCATTTAACTAATAGAGGTTGCATATCATGCGAGAATTCATCAACGCGGCAACCAATAGCAGCGGTGGCGTTGCCCTCGCGGGAACTGCAACCGGGCAATTAATCATTGCTGCCATTGGCTTATTTTTCATGGTTCTATTCGGCTCCTTCGGCGCGTGGTTGCGCTGGCGAGATTCAAAGGCGCTTCGTGAAGCGCTGGAAGCCGGGGATATCAAAACGGCGGTGAAGATCAGGAGTAAATAACATGGGGATTAAAACGCGGGTTACATTCGCGGCGGCGGTGGCGATCGCGGTCGCGTTCCTCCCCGAAGTGGAGGACACGAAATACAATGTTTATATGGATATCGCTGGCGTCCCGACAGTATGCGAAGGCATCACAGGCCCGGACGTTATCAAGGGGAAAACCTATACCCGGTCAGAGTGCGACGCGCTTTTAACCAAGCATATCCAGGTGGCGAAGCGAACCGTTGACAGCAAAATCAAAGTCGATGTTCCGGACACCTTCAGGGCGTCGATGTACAGCTTTACGTTCAACGCTGGCGGCGGTGCATATTCTGGCAGCACCATGCTGAAGTTGACGAACCAGGGCCGATTGCGCGAGGCGTGCGAGCAGCTATATCGCTGGACGTACTACCGCAACCCGAAGACGGGTAAAATGGAGAAGTCAAAAGGCTTGTATAATCGCCGGGTTCAGGAATATCAACTATGCATTAAGGATCTGAAATGAGCACATTAAACTTTCAACGAGCGCTGGCCATCGGCTTTATCGTGTGGGCGGCTGCCGTCGTTTCCGGTTGCGCGTCAAGAGTCCCAATCCTTTCCGATCTGGTTGGTAGCAAGCCGGATATGACGGCGCAAGTCGGCGCTGAGAACGTGAAGCAGGCGGTTGGCGTGACCAACAAAACTGACACGTCGAGCAAGCAGGAGACCACGTTTAAGGAGTCGGCGGTGGGTAAGGTTGACACGTCGAACAAGAAATCTGTAACGACCTCCAGCATTCACGCCAACCAGATCACGGCGGACAAGATCGAGATCCGGAATGATGAAAGCGGAAGCCTGATTCCGTGGCTGATTGGTGGTGTTGGGGTAGTAATGCTGGCGATCGGGGTGTTCGGTCTTTGGCGTGAACGAAAAAACAAAGGGGCGTAATGCCCCTTTTTCTATATGTACCGTTTGACGTGCAATAGCGCTACTCCGTCTTCATCGTTAAGACCATGTTCAACCGTGTTGGTTGCGGCCATTCCTTGATAGAGCAATATGAGCGCGGCACGCAAGTAATTTTCTGGTGTGATCTGTTTCACACAAACAAGCCTGTGAACCTCCGTTATCAGATCTTCCACCTGGTTTCCCGAAAAGCTGTTCATCACTGAGTTGGTCAAGGTGCATCATCTCCCACATATATCGGTTATCCATCCCATCGAACGACCGGAAATCAAAGCCTATCTCCCTGTTATCCGGCCCCGTACACCACACAGCGCCGTTTTTTCCGTCAAGGTATCCATTCGTATAGCTTCGCGCTAAAAACTCCTTAGAGACCATTGAGGCGAACATACGTTGCGACACGTTGGCGGCTTTTGCCAGGCGAGGCGCTTCGCGGTGCATATAGACGAACTTCGCAAAATCCTGCCGGGTGAACTCCCGGCGAGATTCGCAGAACTTGTAAATGTCAAGAATGAACATCAATTACCTCATGAACGACGGGTTGATAAAGACTTCGGAATCCATCACGCAGATAAAGCCTAATTCCTCCATCTTCGGCAATAAGCGTTCCTTAATCTTTTTGCTCACCCCGGCCTGGCCTTTAAAGATCTTCAGGTTGCGGCAGGCGTTATAAATGACCTGGACGGTCATAACACCTTTTGCCTGCTTGCAACGACTGGCGATAACGTCATACAGCGCTTTAATTTCCGCTCCCTCACCAGCAAAGCCGGAAGAGTCAGCCGACGACAAATACGTTTTGCTCAATTCATGGAACATGATGATCGCTTCGTCAATGGTCGCCGTGTCGATCTTCTTCGAACGCTTCCCGCCGGGTTGCCAGTTCCGGATCGTGTGAATCACGGACGCCAGACGCATAACCTGCTTATCAAACTTACCCATCGCACCGCGAAGCATTGTATGCGAATACTTACCGCCGTCGCCTAACTCCGGTTCTAACTCCTGGCGGGCCTTATTCAGTCTCCGCATTGCCGCGTCAGTAACCTGCAACTTAATGTTCGACTCGCTCATAATGTCATGAATCAGCCGGAAGTAATCTGCCTTCAGTGACTGGTCGATCGGCTCATAGGTCGAATTCCCGTTTTCGTCGATGAACACGCGCTCGCCCAAGCGGGTTTGCTCACGAACCAAAAGGAAACGCTCCGAGACACCGATCCCGCGAGAACCAGCCTGCATAATGGCGTCGATGGTTTCATCCTGGGCAATTACGCAAATGCAGCCCAAAGCCACGAATGACATATTATTGCTAACGTCGGCACGAGCGATCGATACGTGGCCTTTATCCCATGCTTTGAGCACCAGTTCGCTGTTCGTCTTCTTGCCGCCATCGTTGCCATACGTGATCCCCAAAAGGCTGTTAACCGCCGTCGCCTCATCGGAAATAACGGCAAAGTTTCCCTGGCGGTTGTTAATCTTCGCCAGACCTTCCGGGGTGGTATCGGATACCGGGAAAGTTAGATCGCATAATTTTTCAAGTTTCTCTTCCAGTTCGTCACGATCTTCGAAAAGTTTCACCATATCAGATTGCGACAACTCACCTTTAAGCGCCTGCTTGTTGGCGGACAACTTCGCCATGATTTTCTTGCGCTCTTTCTTGCGCGACTCGTTAATGCGCTCGACTTCGGCCACGATCGGATCGATGGCCAGCGAGTTAATGGCAGACTTACCAGCGGAAGGCGGCTGCGACGTGATAACGTAAAGTGTTGTCGGTTGCTCGCTGCCGTGGTACTCGACCCAAAAGCGACCCATCATCGCGGCGGATACGGTTCCGAGAAAGTGCATGTAAGCGGATGATTCCGGGAACTGAACAGAACGTGCTGCATTTAGCGCCAGCTTGCCGACCACATCGTAATCATTGGCGATCGAGATTGTTGGGTATTTATCCGCGTTTACGTCGATATCTTTTGGCTTTGGCCAGAATGAAACGGAGTCACGATACCCGTTCGCACGAATCGCAACGCGCAGGGGACTGATTCCCTCCCTTTCTGCGATGGCGATAATATCTTGCGGTGATACGCGGTCATTTAAAAACATGCCCTTGCTCCTGATTGGTTAATCGTTCGGCTAATCATATGCCGTATTAAATACGAGATCCAGTGATAATCTAAACACGCTTGAAAAACGCGCTTGGATTATCGGGGCGAACGGCCCCGAACCCGTCACAGGTATTTAGCTTCGAAGGTCGTTCCGTCCGATACACTGAAGCCAACCTCTTCGCGGTACAGCGTCCAGCGGCATCCGTCACGGTCGAAGATGTATCCAGCAACCGCGCCGAGCGCACGACCGCTTTCGACCTGGTATCGCTTACCGACGCTGAAGGATTTTTTCATCGGGTTGCTGTGGTCAATGCCGACGCATTTTAGCGTTTTGGTTTTGAGTTCGATGAACGTCGCAACAACCGCACCACCAGCGCCAGCAATAAACAGATCGCCGCTCACACCAACCGACAAAATAACGCGCTTCTTCTTCAGTTCGGCGCTATTATATACCATCATTGAAACGTTGCCTTCATCGTCGACGCGGGCGGAATAAAGGTTATTTTCATGGATGTTGACGGCGCGGCTTGATGTGCATTTAATCTTGATTGACTTCGCCATTTTATTTCCCTTCCCCAATCTTGATATAAAGATTTACCAAATCCAGAAAGTCGGCCTTGCTTTTGCAACCCAACTTAAAGCCAACGTGCGACTCAATTTTATTTTGCATCGCAGCCAGGGTTGCGCCGCCATTATTCATCCTGAGAACTTCGCGGCATACTTCGGCGAGTTTTTGAGATATCATTTCTTCACCATATTTATTTCTATGTTCTCGCAAGCAATTTTAAGATCATTAATCAGGCTGTTAAGTCTTAAATCGGTCATTACATGATGATGGCGAACATCAATAATCCCTACAACAACTAACAGCATGACAGCAAAGATAAAACCACCAGGCCCGGACATACACAAAACAGTTAACATCATCAAGATAATAAATTTCATTTCCGTTTACTCCGTTGCGTTTCGATGTGTGAATGATACCCGGCTTTCGCCGGGCAGTTTTAGCAATTCGTGCTATTCTCGATAATTCGCCTGGAACACGGCGCGGGCAAAACCTCGCGGAGTAATGGAGCGCAGCATTTTAGTCCTTTCTGACCTTCCGCCAAAAAACTTCCAGGCCCAAAAGAAATTCACGCCTTCTACTCCATCCGGCGGCTGGAGCCGTTTCGGTTCGACGAACCCGTTTCCGTGCCAGATGCACGTTTTCTTCGTGTAATTGTCACAATTGGGCATCTTTGGATGCCAAACAGGCTCATCCGGGGAAACATATCCGCCGAAGTCGCGCGGATGAAAGTAGAAATCAGGCTTGCGCCATAGTGTCGACAATTTGCCAACCGGGTTTTCGACCATCCAGGGGCAACCATACTTATTGCCTAATTTCTCGACCATCTTCGCATCCCCTGCTGCGGATAATACGTCATTATCTTCCCTTACGTGCTTGATTCCGCTATGCGCTAACAGCGTGCATGACGGGAAAGCGAAAATGAAGTCGGGATCGGGAATGCCGAGAATCGATCGCTTCACGTCAAAATCCTTGTCAATCCAAATGTTAACATACTGGATATTGTGGTGAACCATTCGAATGCTGTATTCTCCGTGGTCGCCTGAGTCGGCATTGAAGCAATACACCTTGCATCCCTTGATGGCCCACGGCAGGCCCATGATGCCTGAGCCGTCGAACATGCAGTAAATAACCTTTTCTTTCATGCTTTCCACGCCTCAATGAACATTCTGTTCGATTCCAGAGTCAGCGTGACTCCAGCCAGGGAGGACTGAACGAGACGACCGCCAGGAACCGTCACGATGATGTAGCGGCCTTTCGACTTAGTGATCGTGATCTGAGTGAAGCCGGAGGTGCGATTCATGCGGAGAACGACGCGGCCATGCGCGTTCAGGACGGCGAGAATGGAATCAGTCTTCGGATGGTTCATTGTGTGGCTCCTTAGTTTTGTTGGTGTGGGGATAGTATGCCACTATCCCGCCATGTTGTTTTAGCAAAACGTGCTATTCCGGAACGCAGGTCGTGTAATCCTGGCAGATGTAGATTGTGCGCTGAGTGCGCGGCGCGGCATCTTCCAGGCTCTGAATCTCGATATCGTTGCTGTCGACCCGGCAGGGCGTTGCGCCGAAGATGAAATACCCCGTCTGCTTGTCGTTGATTTGCCACGCCTTGCTTGCGGGATCCGTATTGACGACAAACGGCGTGTCGTCGGCTTTGAAGTCTTCAGGGTGACGCCCGTAATAGTGGATGATTGCAGCCGTTGCCGCTGCCTTAAACTTTTCCGTCACGTCACGCGCTGCGATCTCACGCGAGATCTGGATATCAACATCCGGCGCGCCGACCATGTAGGTAAAGCTGGTTGAAATGGTAACTGTTCGCATTATATTTTAACCTCGTTTCGTTGGATGAAGTCGGCGACGTAATGGCATTCGATCGGATTCTCGATACCCTCCAGCACCTCGCAGCGACCGTTATTCAGTAGCTGGCAATGCTGGCACTCCGCACCGCCAACACTGGCAATGACAATGGCGATCCCGTTGCACGAACCGCCGAACATTCGATGAGGGAGGTGGTAAGCATCGCAGGTGCAAACCACCTCCCCGGCCCGCCGTTTCCTCATACCTGGCCCTTCTCGATGCAGAAAACCCAATCACGAGCGTCAACCGCAAAGCGTGCAACGCCGTCGAGCACCACGAAGACAGTAAATCCATTGACGCCGCGCCCCTTCTCGATATCTGTTACGGTACGGAACAGATCGCTTGCGCCATATTGAATTTTATCCCAGACGACTACATCCGCAAATGCTTTCATGGTTAATCTCCTGACTGGTTTCGATGGGTTAACTATACCAGGTCTTTCGGCCCGGCGTTTAGCAATTCGTGCTTATTTCACTGCTTTCTTCGCCGCCTTGTACGCCTCTTTGAAGGCTGGAACATCTTCGACCGGAATCCAGAAGCCGGAGCCATAGCCATCTTCATAGCAAGGGCATTGGTCGCAGTAGTCGCCCCAGGTTTTCTCTTCTCCGCCGACAGAGAAGCCAGTGGCCATCTCGCATAACGCTTCCTCAACCGCTTCGATCTTGTCGGCGTCGCTATCCATGATAACGAAGTTCCACTTGCCGTTATACTCGCTGCCCAGGTTGATTGATTCGCGTTGAAGTTTCATAGCTTTGGCCCCTTTGGCTCAATTCGTTTCGTTGAAGTCATCATAGCAAAGTCGATCGGGTGGCTTTTAACAAAAAATGCTATTCCTGCGATTGCCGATTATTCCACCTATTCTGAATAGTGAAATAGTCCGTGATTGCACTTGATTCCCTTGTGATTAGTTTTGACGAATCATGATTGCTTTTGATTGTTTCATTTTGTGCAATGATTTTGTGAGTGTTTCAGGATTTGCAACGAATTGCATAAATGTATGCACCATGCACGCAATTTGCCGATCGAAGCTGGCAGGACTGGAGTTGTGTTTCGCCAACATTTACGTCGTGTGGGAGTGTGGGGGAGGAATAATCTTACCTAAAAATTGCGCAAAAAATGACCAATATAAGCCCATATATAGATAGTAAGTATATGATAAATAATAATATTATTATTATTACTCTTTATCTTTATATATGTTTGGTAAGATTTCTCCGGGGAGATTATGGATTCCTCTTGCGCAAGCCATAATTTTTAGATGTTCCGCCGCGAAAAAATGTATATAGGGATATATAGGGGATGACAGCAAATCTTACCAAACACGCCGAAACCCTTTGACGGCAAGGCCTGCGGCCTGTATTATCACCTTCCGAAACATTACCAAACGCCGTAAATGTGGGGGAAACACAAATGCAATATAAAGGCTATGAGTTCGAAGAAGTCGACGTGTCCGAGTGGATGCGGTACGACGCAGAAAAGCAGGCCGCTTACCATGAATGGCTGCAATCCATCACGTTTGGTGACGCCACCAGGCCAGCCGGGCTGAGCCAGGAAGCCGCGAAGCCGGAAGGTACATTCACTGGCAATCGCTCTTCCGAGATCCGGCGCATGTTCCTGGATGGCGGGCGGCGTATCCAGATGACGGCGGATGAGTTCGTGGAGAAGTTCGGCGTTCACCCGGTCGACAACCATTTCCGCAGGCCGTTGCTGAAACTCCTGGAACCGGGCGAGGTGTTGCGGGTGAGTCTGGGAGCGGGGTCAATCTCCGTCTTTACCGAGTTCGACGCAATGACTGGCTCAAACCTGGAAGCCGAGGCGTACAGGCGGCAGGGCGCTATCTCCGAGCGTGAAAGGATTAAGGGTTTAGTGGCCGCCCTTGCTGTAGACTTCGCCGGGAATGCCCTGACCGGGATTTACAAGGCGAACTTGTTCGCGGCTATCGATCTTGGATTGACCGCCAGCGATATCAGCCAGGAGGCGACCACCACGCAATAGCACTTTTTGTTAAAACCCGGTCAGTGAGATCTGGTATTATCTCTTCATCGACAACGAACCGAGGAAAGCGAAATGATTACTCTGATCACCTGGGAACACGAAAGCAGCAAGCCAGAAGTGCGCGAGTTCGAGACCGTGGCTGCGTGCTACAACCTGGCGGCAAACGGTGGCTTTTACAAGGCGCAGATTGTTAACGAGTTCGGGGTTGTCGACTATGAATTTTAAGGCGAGCGATGTAAAACCTGGCGCGGTCTACGGATCGCGCCTCAATAACCGCCTTTGGCGCTGGGATGGCGAAACTATGTGGACTAAAGGCGAGGGCGATGTTATCTGGCATGAGTGCGGCTGGCCCCACCCCACAATGGGCCGCCTGGATATCGCTTATTACCTTTCAGTCGGCGACATGCACGAGGTGGAAAGATAGCACTTTTTGCTAAAACGCCTATGGCGAGATCCGGTATTATTTACCCATCGACAACGAACTGAGGTGATGAAGATGGATAAGGTTATCAAGATGATCGAAGTCAAGCCGGGCATGATGGTTAAGTTTGCTGGCAAGTTTCGCTTGGTTCTCGCAGCAGATCGCAAGGAGAACATTCTCACTATTCGCGTTAATGGAAAGGCCCAACTCTTCGCGCCGCAGTACGACATTGAAGTTGAAGTTCGTATCAAGTAAGCAACCGGGAGATGAAGATGAGCAAGAAGACCGCAGATTCAACCAGCAACTACCATAACGAACACGTCATGCGCTGGCGCTGGCAGAAACTCAAAGAACGCCACCTTGCACGCCAGGGAAAATAATCACAATAGCGCCGCTTCGGTGGCGCTGTATCCCAACCACAAACACGGCTCACGCCAGGAGGATTGGCAATGCCACGATTTTCAGCAACAACCAAACTTCGCACCTTCGCCGGGATGCCTATCCCACACTCATCAACCAAAGCCGTCCAGGGCAGCGAGCACGGCGTATACTTCCACTGGTTAGGCAAGTGGCGCTTCACTGTAATTCGCGGCTTTTACGTCACCTGCGATCGCGTGGATATCGAAGACCATTCCGGCGGCAACAAGATTCACGAGTTCAAGAAGCACGAATAGCACTTTTTGCTAAAACTCGATCGGGGCAATGCGTTATTATTACCCCATCGAAACAGAGGAGCAAAAAACATGATTGGCAACCACAACAACGAACTGAACGCAGCAGCCCACCGTCGCGCCGTCGAGCAGAACTTCAACGCGCTTAAAGTAGCCTGCGATGAGATGAAAGCACTGCTTGAACTGCCGTCATGGGATCCCCAACTCGAAGACTACTATGACGGCCTCCGCGTCAAGCGTGACGATATCATCAACCGCCTGCGCCTGGCTGGAATGTTCCTGTAAGGAGAACGAAATGATTCACGAAGTTAAATCCGGCGAGCAAGTAGTGGCGACCATCACGCAGCGCCACGTTGTAGCCTTCCAGATTAACATCCATGGAACGTTCGACATGCAGTCGCTTGACGTGCCAGTTTGGGCCAACACGGTTGCCATTGATGCCGACGGCTCGATTTGGGCCTATGAGTCGACCGTTGAAAATGTTCGCCTACTGAGCTACTCGCCTGATTCATGGGTGGATAAGGGGCCGGGCGGAAACAAAATGGTTCAGGTGGGCGAAATGGCTCGCTTCCCTGATTGGGCAAAATCGAAGATTGACCTTCGCGGCCTGAAATAGCACGTTTTGCTAAACGCCCGGTCAGAGGAACAGGCATAATTATCACGAAGTCGATTAACCACCAAATTATGCAAGGGGACAGGATAATGCAGCAATTCAAATCTCGCGGCAGGGTATACAGCCTGCCAGATACCGCAACTCATGCCGCGCCCGGCGTATGCCACGGCCTTTACTTCATGGATGGCGGCAAGTGGTTCTTCATTGGCGATCTTATGACGGATGGCGTGCAGCCGCTACTTTGCGGAAAACATCGCGGATTCTTCGATCATGATATCGTTGAATTGGAGAAGAAGCGCGATCCGTTCGGTTTTTGGAACAAAATCAAAGGGGCGATCTTTAAATGAACCAATTCGAATTCCTGGCGCGGGCGCACCGTGCGCTTGCAATGTACGCCTTCAGTAAGAACATGAAGATTATCAGTGTTGAGGTTGAGTTCAACAATATCAGCATTTCCGGCTATGTGGGCGGCTCGCTCCATGTAACAAAATTCAGCTTCACATCGCTGGCCAGCCTGGAGCGTGAGGCGTTCGGTTTCTGAATAACACTTTTTGCTAAACGCCCGGTCAGGGGATCGGGCATAATAGCCACACACCAAACAACGGAGATTCACCATGATTCGCACTACCAGACCGCTACCCAATAACCTGTACGCCACGATTGGGGTTCGCGCGGTGAGACTGATTCACATCAACGAAGTTGGCAACGTGGCTATTTTGTGGTTTAAGCGCCACTCAAGCGGTGTTGGCCTGAGCATTCAAAGATTCGGGCGCTTTAACGGCAACTCCCAAACCCATTCTCATTGGGTTGATGGCTCATACTGCTGGACGCACGTTAAGCACGTCGAGAACTTCGACGCCAAATCACTGAGCGACGACGACGCCTGGAAGATGGTAACAGACCTCTTCGGTTATGATGCCTGTATGGAGGTAGTTGGATGATACGTTTATCAGACTTCGACCGCCACTGCTTAACCGGGCAATTTGGCGAAAAGCCAGTAATGTGCAAGATCTCGAAGGTAAAAGGCGACCCCGTCGAGCAGGTCAATACGCTTAAAGGCCTGGCAATGCGCAACCGACTTTACATCCAGGTGCGCGGCAGACTGTTCGCACAGCAGGTTCATTTTTCGCATGGGACGTGGTTCTACACTGGCGGGGACGGGGTTGGCCCATCGCCGAAAAGGGTTAGGCTGCGCGAGATAATCGAACACGGTTACGTTTGGACTAACGGGATCTACTAATGGAAACGGTAAAAGTAATTTGCACGCACGCTGGCTATTCCCCGCTATCCACCTATTTCACACCTGGCCGCGAGTATGACGCCAGGTTCGGCCCTGGCCTTGATGAAGTATGGATTTTGCAGGACGACCAGGGAACCACCGAGGATGAGGAATTCTGGCCAGCCTGCCGCATGCCGGACGAAAAGATCGCCATGTACGCCAATAGGCCATACAAAAACAATGTTTTGTTTGAGGTGAAAGTATGAAAGTAAGCAAAAAGAAACTCGCGCTGTATTGGGCCTTCTTCCTGGCTGGCCTGGTACTGCATGACCGCGTAGGCTGGCAGGCGATCGGCATGATTTGCATCATCATTGGCTTATGCCGCCTTTCTGAGATTAACGGGTTCCGCCGTGGGTATCGGGCAGCGTTCAGCGACGAAAAAGAATAGCACTTTTTGTTAAAACTGCCGTAACGTCATTTGATAAAGTGGCGTTACTGAAGTGAAACAATCCAATCAGGAGCAACGCAATGAACGATAATTTAATCGCACTGCTGGAAGAACTGAATTCCTACGGCTGTGCATACATCGAGCTTTCGAGCGAGCAGGTTATTGAAGTCGCAATCGACGATGACGCCGGGTTCACCAGGTTAAGAGTGGCGGCAGGGGCCGAAGAGGAATTCGAAGACTGCGGCATCCGTGAAGTAACCAATCTTCTCGAATCCCACCAGGTGAAGGAGATCCGCTAATGAAAACCGTCAAGCTAATGGTTGTCAATGCGGCCCGCGAACGTGAACGCCACCTTATCGGCTGCGTATTCGATGCCGTCGAGGTCAAAGACTCAAAAGGAGACTTTCACGTAATACAGGGCGGATACCTTAACGAATTTATCGTCAATCCGCTGGATACTGACGAAGATTTGACAATCCGTGTTGGTGGTGAGCCGGAAAACGCGATTTTCCACCTGCGGAAAGTATCGAAGGCGTCGCAGCGTAAGTTGCTGGTTCGCGCACTGAAGCGCATTGCGAAGGAGCGCGGTTACACCGACGCATACATCCGCAAGTTCGGCACGTTCGCTGGCGTAGGCGATTGTGCGCGGTCATGGGCCGGCTATTATTTCAACAAATCAGGTGAATTCTGTTCCGCGCATACGGACTGGCTGCATGGAACCGAACACGATCCCGTTAACGGCCACGAGTGGTACGAATTCATTGAGGCGGAATTAGACGCGCTTTGATAGCACGAATTGCTAAAACTAACGTCATGGGATGGTGCATACTATCCCCACACCAACGAACAAAGGAAATCATCCATGAACAACCTGAAAATTACCCTGATCCCATCCGTCGATTCAACGGTTGACTCTTTCGCTAAATTTACCAAGGGCAAGCGCTACCCTGCCGTTGCATTAACCAACTACTCCGGCGATCTGCTGTACAAGGTCACAGACGACAACGGGCATGAGCACGCGGTAAACCCAAAAGGGTCTAAGTCCCTGGGCGGCCATCGCTTCGATATCGAGTATCCGATCGAGGATTGCAGCAAGCGCGAGTCGCTCACCATCAGCGCGGCAACCATTGGGGACGGGTTTATTAGCCGGGCCTGCATCGTTGACCTGATCCTGTCCGATAATCACGCCAAAGACGACGCCGACCCGCTGTTAAATGCCGTCGTTCGCGGCGGAATCGGCCGGGCGTTAAGTGATGCGTCGTGCGAATCATTCATGCGTGAACCGTTCTCACGAATCGCGGAGCTTGAAAAGCAAGTTGCGTTCCTGACTGGTGAACTTCAGGCGGCTATCACCACGATCGAGAAGGTTCGGGAAATCATGCGTACCGAACCTGGCTATGACATTGAAGATCACGCGCGAGTTTTGCGCATTATGGCCGACGCATTCGCCAAGCTACAGCAATAGAAAGAACCACAAACACGAATCGGGGTTGCTACATGGCGACCCAACCAAAGACAAGGAAAAACATCATGATTTACTCAATTATTGCCCTTGTGGTTCTTGTTCTGGCCATGTATGCGTGCGGCTGTTTCCTCATGCGGGCCTTCCTGAAATCGGCGGATTCTACCGACAAAGAAGATCTTTATCCTGTGCTTTGCTGGCCCTGGATTACACTTTCCGCCGTTGGCAGCGTGATTATTTCCCGCAATTTTAAGTGGTGAGATGGCGCTTGGATGCCAAAATGGATGGCCCGCCAAATAGCACGAATTGCTAAAACCGATCAGGGGTAAGCTGGTATAGTTACCCCATCGAAACGAAACGGAGTTACAGCAATGAAAATCAAAATCACCAAAATCAACACTCTTAACGGCGACGGCTCAATTACCCTGGAAGAATGCGGCCTCAAAATCGGCGAAGTTCTTGAGGTCGATGGCCACTTTAATGACGGCTCATACTGCGTAATTGCCCCGCGCAATAGCGAGTTTATCCAGGCTGGTGACAATATCAGCGTGAGCAAAGACGAATGCGAGGTTGTGGAAGAATGAGCAACAAAATTTGGGTACTGACCTACACCATTGGAACCAACGAGGGGCGCAAATCGCGCCGCCTCATCTGCGACACCAAAGAGCAGGCGATTATGCAGCAAACCGTTCTTGGTGGTGATCTTGTCGAGTATCTCCGCAAGCCTGAAGCGTTCAAGGTGAACTGGCCGGAAGGCATGGATATCAACGGCGCTTTAGCGAGCCTGCGTGAGATGCAGCACAACCCGAAGACGTGGAGCGACTTTCAATGCCTGCGGGCGGAGCCGGAAGTGAAGGTCGACCCGTTCACCAATACTCGGGCGCAGCACGCGGAATGGTCGGATCGCCAGTTTGGCAACGTTGGGCCAGTCGGGCCGCTCAAGCACCTGGCGAAAGAGGCGATCGAGGCCGCCGAAGCGCCGGATGACATTAGCGAGTTCGCCGATATCCTCATGCTGGTATGGGACGCAACGCGCCGCGCCGGGTTCAGTGATGAGCAACTGGCTGAAGCGGTGGCGGAAAAGCTGGAGCGGAACAAGCGCCGGGCGTGGGGCGAGGTCAAAGATGGCGAACCTTGCCACCACGTAAAAAATTAACGAAATCGAATACCGTTTAAAGCGCCTGTAAGCTATTCTGGCGGGCGCAAATTTAAGGAGTACGATTGTATGCCTGAATACTCAAAAGTCGAAGATATTCCGATTGGCGCGACAATTACTGGTATCCGCATGAGCGAGTCGGACGACGCCATCAAGCCGCTGGCGTTCCCGGTTACGCAGGTGGAGACCGATAGCAAAAAAGGATTCATCTTCATCTACAAAAACTTCAATAGTCCGCTGCGTGTTGAAGTGTTCATTGCTCGCGGAACCTGGGTGGAATGGGAGAAGGCCAAATGTTCGGACTGAATGAAGCTCAATATAACGCCGTGAAGCGCATAGCAAAGCAGATGGCAGCAGAAACAAAAGACGCCATCAAGAAGGACAAGAAGACCTACGATCAGGTCGCCGCGAAGATGATCGATAAACATTGGGCGCAAATCAACACGCTTGTTACTCGCGGCCAGTTTATCTGGATAGCTGGCTACCTGGAAGGCCGATTCGGTCGAAGGGATGGAGAGTATGAATAAAAAACAGCCAAACGATTCAGTGACCTATTGACGCAATCGCACTGACAGGGTAACTTGAACCACGTAGACACAAGAGGCGGTAAATATCCGCAAGCCTGGCCCCGGTTAGGGGCGTTTACATAGGAGTTATGATGCAATATAAAATCATGCTCACAGCGAGAAAAATGGGTGGCTTTTGCAAATCCTGCATTCAAGAGTTCAGCATGACACTTGAGGCGAACGATACCGCCGATGCGGTGGAGAAAGCAAAAAAGAGATCCGGCGTCAATCTGGATACGCATAAAATCAACATCAACTACATAAGGGAAATCAGATAATGCTAACTGTGATTATTGCTCTTTTAATGCTGTTCATAGGCTATCATGTTGGCGCGGCTCATCTTGTCGAGCGACTTTCAAAGCGGGTACATGAAGGCACATTTGCTGCCATGATGTACAATAAGAAAACGGCACGGTGGGAAAAATTGGCGATCCGGATGGTATCGCAAAACGAATTGCTTTTTCGCCGCTTCCGTATGTTGACTGTGATCTATTTGTGAAACTACAGAAGACGCTGAATCGGCGAAACAAACTGATATGACAAAAGAACCCGCTTCGGCGGGTTTTTTTATGCCCGCGATCTGATATACTCGCAAATCAACATAGAAGGAGGGTACAAAATGTCTGAAGAACGTAGAAAACGCGTAACGAAATCGCACTTTGCAGGCAACTTTAAAGCGCTATATGAAAAGGAGTTCGGCGTGGTACTAGGGCGCACGGCAGAGATGACGCCGGAACAATTTTTTGATATCGCAAAGCGTTACTTCCAGTGGGCCGAAGATAACGCAATCAAGGCTGCGGAGACGGCAACGTTTCAGGGCGACGTTAACGAGTGGGGAGTGAACAAGCCTCGAATTTTTACGCTAACAGGGTTAAGCCTGTTTTGTGGCGTGAACCAGTCAACGCTTACACGCTATCGCCACGATCCTAACTATGCTCCCGTCATGGAGTTCATCGACTCCGTGATCTATGAGCAGAAATTTCAGCTTGCTGCCGTCGGCATGATTAACGCTTCTTTCGTCGGTAAAGAGATGGGGATCGATAAGCCGCCAGTGCTGAACATCGACGCTATCGCCGGGGATAAGAACGAGATCACCGAAGAGAAGTTAGAGAAGGCAGTGACCAATATTCTTGATAAGCTGTAAGGGTCAACTATGAACGAAATGATCATTTGGGAAGACCTGTCGCCAGCCGATAAGCTGGCAATTAAGGCGCTGAGTACGCGCAACTTTTCGCTGTTCCTGAAGATCTGGTTTCAGATCATTCAGGGCGAAAAGCTAATGTGGAATTGGCATCACTCATACTTTTGCCACACGGTTGATGAAATTATCGCCGGTAAGCGTAAGAGCACGATCGTTAACGTTGCACCTGGCTCCACGAAGACGGAGGTGTTTTCAATCCACCTCGCGCCGTATGCGTATCTGAAATGCCGGAAGGTTCGCAACCTTCAGATATCGCAAGGTGACGCCCTGTCAAAAGGCAACTCGGATCGCGTGATTAAGATCTTCTCATCGAGCGAGTGGCAGGAGCTATGGCCATCAAAGTTCGGGCGCAAGCAGATCGATGAATTTCAGGTCATGGACGATAACGACCGCGTAAGGCTGGAAATGGTCTCCCGTTCGTCCGGCGGCCAAATCGTCGGTAAGCGTGGCGGGTACATGACGCCGGGGTTTAGCGGCCTTATCGCGCTGGATGATATCGACAAACCGGATGATATGTTTTCGAAGGTGAAGCGTGAGAAAAACCACGTACTACTGAAGAACACCATTCGATCCCGTCGAGCGAAGAAGAAGAAGGGAGACGAAACGCCAATCCTTTCCGTGCAGCAGCGATTGCACGCGCAGGATGCCACCTGGTTCATGATGAGCGGAGGGATGGCCATCGACTTCGATCGCATTGTTATTCCGGCGATGGTAACGCGGGAATATGGCGAATCACTCCCTGACTGGTTGCGACCTGAGTTCGAGCGCGACGTGCTTTCCGGCCCGTCGGTGGTCATTGACGGCGTGGAATACTGGTCATTTTGGGAGGAAAACGAATCGATCGAGAACCTGGTTGCGCTACGCGAAGCCGATCTTTATACGTTCCTTTCGCAGTATCAGCAGGAACCTATCGCCCTTGGCGGCAACGTGTTCAAGTCGGAGTGGTGGCGCTATTACGGCGATTCCGACAAGGCGCACGAGCCACGCCCGGACAAGTTCGAATATACGTTCATCACGGCGGACACCGCGCAGAAGGTCAAGGAGCTAAACGACTACTCTGTAATGTGCTATTGGGGCAAGTATCGGGATCGCGTCTACTTCATTGACGGAATTCGCGGAAAATGGGAAGCGCCAGATCTCCGCGTTCAGGCCGAAGCATTCATCAAGCAGTGCTGGCGTCGGAACAAGGAGTGCGGAAACCTTCGCCGGATCTACATCGAAGACAAGGCGAGCGGTACAGGTCTAATCCAGGATTTAACGAAGGCGGTAAACGGCATGGGCGAGATCGTCCCGGTGCAGCGCGACAAAGATAAGGTCACTCGCGCTATGGATGCACAACCAATCATCAAGGGTGGGCGTGTCGTGCTGCCGGACAATCACCCATTCGTTGCAGAGCTTGAGGCGGAGATGAGCGCGTTTACATATGACGATTCTCATCCACACGATGATATTTGCGACAACGTGTTTGACGCCGCAAACCTGGAAATGAACCTGAGCGATGATCCGGTGGAGCGAATGAAACGCCTTGCGGGATTGAAAAAGCTGGGTCGCTAATACATAATGTGGTCCTGACGGCCCACACTTAAACAAGGTTGAAATATGAACAACATTAAAATGGATGACTACAACCAGATCTTCAATGGTGGCGCTGGTTATGCGTCAACCCTCGCGTCTATCGCGGCGAGATTTGGAACAATGTCGCAGGTTGAAGAGTTCTATCATGAAAACGGCATGGCGAAGAAAATCGTTGACGTGATCCCGGAAGAGATGGTCGCTCCCGGCTTCCAGCTAAACGGCATTTCAGATAACACCAAGTTTCAATCAGAATGGGACGGGTTAAATCTGGAGCCGCAAATCACCGATGCTCTTTGCTGGGCGCGGCTGTATGGTGGCTCCTACGTCCTGGCGATGGTTAACGATGGTCGCGCGTTGACTTCGGCGGCGAAGCGGGGTAAGCCGCTCGAATCGATCGTTGTTTACGACCATGATTCCGTTTCCGTCGCAGAGGAGGAAACCAGCCCACGAAGCCCGCGATTCGGAAAGCCTAAAATGTACGAGGTGAAGCCGCTAAACGGTGGGCAACCGTTCAAGGTGCATTATACCCGTATGCACTACATCGACGGAGAGCGAGTAACAAACAAGGTGCGAAAGCTAAATAATGGCGCTGGCGGTTCGGTGCTGAACAAGTCAATCATTGAAGCGATTCTTGACTACGACTATTCGGAATATCTGGCAACGCAGCTACTGAAGCGCAAGCAGCAGGGCGTATGGAAGGCGAAAGGCCTGGCGCTAATCTGCGACGACAAAGAAGGCGAGTACGCCGCCCGGTTGCGCATGGCGCAGGTTGATGCTAATTCCGGCGTCGGAAACACGATCGGCATTGATGCGGACGACGAAGAGTACACCGTTATCAACTCCGATATTTCAGGCATCCCGGAATTCCTTTCCGCGAAAATGGATCGGATTGTCGCCCTGTCAGGCATTCACGAGATCGTGCTAAAAAACAAAAACACTGGTGGCGTAAGTGCAAGCCAGAACACGGCGCTACAGACGTTCTACAAACTGGTTGACCGCAAGCGCAATGACGATTACAAGCCGCTGTTAGAATTCCTGTTACAGTTCATCGTAACGGAGGAGGAATACAGCGTCGAGTTCGAACCGTTGTCGCTGCCTACCGATGCGGAGAAGGCGGATATCTTTAAGAAGAACTCCGATGCGGCTCGCGGCCTCGTTACTGACCAGGTTATTGACGCCAACGAAGCGCGTGATACTCTGTCGGCGTTAATTCCAGAACTGAAGCTAAAAGGCAACGCGCCGAAACAGAAAAAACTTCCGGATCGCGCCGCTGGTTCAGGAAGCACGCAAAGCGCAGAGATCTTAAACAACACGGAGACGGATGATGAAAGTTAACGGCAGAATCCCAAACTGGCGTTATCCTGAAGCAAGCGAGCGGGAGTTATCCCGCTCAATGCAGGACGCGGTGACAGAACTCGTGGTAGAAATGCGGGATCGCTTAGATCGCCTGAAATTTGACGCTACGGCGGAGGAAATCAGCCAGGCGGAAGACGATATCAGCGAATCGGCCATCGTGTTCTTTTCCGCCGTAATTGCGGCTCTTGCCTCCATCGGGTTGACTATCTATAGATTCAACTCGAAACAGTGGCTTGCAATTGCGATCGCGGCTGGCGGGCGTAATAACGAATCCGTCATGCGCCTTAAAGAATTCGGTGCTGGTGGGTATGAAGACTGGTATCAGGAAGCGCTGAGGAAGTGGGAAGATGCCGCCGAAGCGTCAATCAGGAAACTAGCAAGCGATATCGTTGCAGACTGGACGACGAAAGTTAGAACCGCCAACAACATTGGCAAGTCTCGCAAGCAGATCGATGAAATCATCGAAGGTCGATACGCTATCTATGGTAGTTGGTCGCGCAACCGGGCAAGCGGAATCATCGGAACTTTTAACAGTATGTTGATGATGCAGCGCCTAAAAGATGCTAAAGTATCGCATTACTTTTGGTTCGGCATGATGGACGACCGCGAGCGAGAGAGCCATATCAAGCTAGAAGGTAAGCGACGCCCTGTTAATGGTGACGGAATCTTCCCCGGTGAAGAGTACGGTTGCAGGTGCTGGGCGGTTCCAGATTTTAACAATGTAGAGGTATCATGATGAAAAGAGTTCAAAGGTTCGACACGGTAAAGATGAAGGCCCGATTCGATGAGAACGGCTTTCTGGTTGATACTCCGATCGTGGCGCGTATCGGTGCGCAGACGTACCAGACGCCAACCGGGACGCGAGTTGAGTTCCGCCCGCGTTCGGAGGTGTTCGATGCTGAATCGCTGGCTTCATACCAGGGTAAGCCGATCACTTTGGGTCACAAGATGGTGAACGCGCAGAACGCAAAAGGCCTGGTCGTTGGCTCGTGCTCCGGCGCTGGCAAAGAAGATGGGATCGGCGTTCTTGTTCCGGTGATGATTTACGACGGCGAGTCAATCGAGCAAGCCAAAAAGCGCGTAGCGGCTGAGTTATCCGTGGGCTACACTTCGGTCGATATCGATCGCAAAGGTTGGGGTAATAACGCAACTGGCGAATATTATTTCGATGAAGACCTTCCGGAAAACTTCGAAGAGATGAAAAATGATTCCGTCTCTGATTGGGTTCGCTTTGATGCGGTGCAAACGAAGATTCGCGTAAATCATGTGGCGCTTGTGTTCCGTGGACGCGCCGGGATTGCGAAATTAAATCTTGATAGCGAACAAGAATTCCCCTATGATGACGACTCAAACCACAAAGGAGCTAAAACAATGATCATTAAAATTGACGGCGTAGATGTTGAAGTGTCCGATAACGTAGGCGCTTACATTGCAAAACTCGACGCACAAGTTGCATCGGCAACCAGTCAGGTAACGAGCATCACCGCAGAGCGTGACGCGCTTCAGGCCAAAGTTGATGGCATTGAAGATGAAGTTGCCGCCCGCGTTGCTAAAATCAAAGCCGACGAAGACGCAAAACAGAAAGTTATCGCGGTTGTTTCTGCCGCTGGCGTCAAGTGTGACGGCCTGGATGTTAAGGCAATGAAAGTTGCTTACATCAAAGAGGTAGACGGTCGTGATCTGTCTGATAAAGAAGATTCGTACATCGACGCTTCTTTTGACTTTATCGCCAACTCTGATAAGATGGCTGGCAATCGCTCCAAAGTCTTCGGCAAAAAAGAAGATGGCGAGCAAAAAGACAAAGGCGGCTTACCAAAACTTGACGGCACCGAAATCATCGATCCGCAGGCAAAATTCCGCCGCTAATAATTTGCGGCCTTCGGGCCGCTACCAGACCAAATAAACAGGAGATTCAAAATGGCACAGATTCCAGCTTCTTATTCCCGCAAGCGTGATATTGCCGTAGCGGGGCAGATCGCTGATACGTCACTTTACAATATCGACGGCACTTGTGTTGCTGAAGGCGATATCAAAGCTGGCGTACTGGTGGCTTCCACTGGCGCAGTTTCCAATGGCCACAAGGTCGTTAAGCCAGCAACCGCAGCGAGCGACGTCATTGTAGGTATTGCACAGTTCTCGCAAGCCTACTCGCCTGAAGGCAAGTATGACGATGAGAGCGCGGTTAACGTTATGACTCATGGCCGTATTTGGGCTATCGCTGACGCAACTGTTACTGAAGAAGATTGCGCGTTCGGTTCTTTCGTCACCTTTACCGCTAATGGCACCGTAGCGAAGGGCGATGCCGGGGTTATCAAAACTGGCTACAAACACACTGGCGAATACACCAAAAACGCAGATGGCACCGTTCTGGTGAAAGTTCAGGTGCTTCAGGGCGCGGTAGCTCCAGTGGCTGCGACTGGCGTATAATAAATGGTGGGGCTTCGGCCCCATTTTTGCACCAGAAAAAACCTTTGACGGTTTAGCGATTCGTGATATTCTTCATCTCGTTAAGCCAAATACACAAACAGGAGTTTCAGATGACTATGAAATTAGATGCATTCGAACAGAGTGCTATTAATGTCGCGATGCAGAGCATGGGCGTAGACGCCGCAAAACTGGATGCTTACGGTATCTGGACTGTTAAGCAGATGACTCAATTACTGAATCGCCAGTATGAGCAGGCATACCCGCAGACCAGCGCACTTGAGCTTTTCCCGGTAACTACCGAGATCTCGCCGACCGCCCGCCGCTTTGAGTGGCTCGAATTCGATGGCGTAACTTCTGCGAAAATTATCGCCGATTACACCGACGATCTGCCGACCGTTGAAGCGATGGCGAAAGAGAAGTCAGGGAAAGTTTTCCGCCTGGGTAACGCGTGGTTTATTTCCATCGACGAAATTAAAACTGGCGCGGCGCTGGGTTCCAGCCTGAGCGATCGCAAAGCAACTCTGGCCCGCGAAGGTCATGAGACGCTCGTAAACGATCTGGTGTTCAAAGGCTCCGCTCCTCATGGCATCGTGAGCGTTTTCGACCATCCGAACATCAACCGCATGGCAGCCAGCGCGGCTTGGGGCGATGATGCAGCAGCGGCTGAACAGGCGTTCGAAGATCTGGAAGACCTGCTAAACCTGATCGAAGAAACTACGCTGGGCCGCCATCACGCGACCAACATCGTGATTCCTCCGTCTAAGCGTCGTCTTCTGACGAAAAAGATGCCGGACACTAGCGGCGACTCTTATCTGACCTGGTTCACCAAGAACCACCCGAACATCACCATTACGGCGATGGCGGAACTGGAAGATATTGACGGCGCAGGCACCAAAGGCGTGCTGGCATACGAAAAAGACCCAATGAACATGAGCATCGAGATCCCTGAGCGGTTCAACATGCTGCCGATGCAGCCGAAAGACCTGCATTTCAAAGTTCCTTGCACCTCCAAATGCACTGGTCTCATCGTGTACCGCCCGCTGACAATTGCGATCCTTACCGGGATTTAATCAAAAAGCGCCTTCGGGCGCTTTTTTATTGCATTGCATTCTACAATGTGCTTTAATTTGAAACCTAAAGTAAACCAATGGAGCATTAACAATGACCAGTAAAAAAGAAACCGTAGAAACCGTCGAAACCGTAGAAACCGTCGAAACCGTAGAAACCACCAGTGCCGAACAGGCGTCGCAGGTTGTTCAACTGCAAAACGTTGGTGCGTGTGCAATTCGCTATAAAGGCAAAAATTACGTATATGAGCAGGTTTTCGAAGTGCCAGAAAGCGAGATCGACCGCTTCCGCCACGAAATCTTCAAAGGCCGGGTCGAGTTCTACGACAATCCGAAACGCACGCGCGAATACATCGCGGCAGTGAAGGCGAAAGCGAAAGAGATCGTGCAGCCTAAAAGCGCGGAATAACAAAAACCAACAAAGGGCGCTTCGGCGTCCTTTTTCATATCAGGAGAGCGACCATGAATTACACAATTCAAGATGTGATCGATAAAATGCGCAGCCTTGCGCCTCCACTTAAAAAAGTACCCGACGAACTGCTAACCGCATGGGTCGTGCTTGCTGAGGAGTTCGTTTGCAAATCAAGGTTCGGAGATTCCATTGTTACAGCGATCGCACTTATGACCATGCACCTAATGTTTTTGGATGGCGCAATGAAGCAAGAGGGCGAAAGCCTGGAGTCTTACACGCAGCGAGTGGCATCGTTCACCCTGACCGGGGAGTTTTCCCAAACCTTCGATCGCGTGTCGGCGTCAAGCGATAACGAAATGCTTTCTACGCCGTGGGGTAAAATGTACTGGCGTATGCTCAAAATGCGCGGCGGTGGCTTCGGCCTGCTTACCGCTGGCAGCGTTCGGCGCTGCGGGGTTGGGAGGTAATAGCAATGAACTACAAAGCAATCCAGGCACGAGCAAGCGCGGGCATTAAGTTCTTCAGCGACGCTGACGGCGTGTTCAACAAGTACACGAAAGGCGCTGGCGGTGGCATCGACCAGGAAACCGGGGAGGATATCATTCCCGGCGAGGTGGTGACGACAATCAAAGGGGCGATCAGGGATGTAAATGATCGTGATATCAACGGCGAGACCATCCTTGCTGGCGATAAGCGCGGGTTTTTCACTCACGACGTGCCAATCATGGAAGGCGACGAAATCGAAGTGGACGGTGAGCGATATCGCGTGGTTAATGCCCGCCCGGTAAAACCAACTGGAACCGTTGTCGCCTACCGTCCAGTTTTACGCAGGGTGGCGACTTATGGCTAATTACACTATCCGTGAATTCACAGGGGCAATTGATGCGTGGTGTAAGGCCGCTGGTGATGCGCTGGAGGACGTTATAAGGTTTACGTGTGAAGATATTCACCGCGACCTTGTAATGCGTTCTCCGGTGGATACAGGGCGCTTCCGTGGCAACTGGCAAATCACTTTTAACCGTGCGCCGCTTTACGCGATTAACGCATACGACCAAACTGGCGAAAAGACGATCCAGAACGGTAAAGCCAACATTGCACTATACGCAAAAGGTGCCGGGATCACTTCGATCTGGTTCAGTAACATGCTAATCTATGCGAACGCGCTGGAATACGGCCATTCAAAGCAGGCTCCCAATGGCGTTATGGGCGTTGTTGCTATCAGGTTGGGCGTTTATGTAACTGAAGCAATCAAGCGAGCGAGGGCGAAAAATGCATTATGATATGGCGTTAAAATGCAAGGCGTCAGTGGCTAAATTTGCCGCCGAGAACGGGTTAAAGGTCGCAGGAGATAACGTTGACTTTATCCCCCCGAAAGGCGGGGAAACCTACCTTAAAGTCTCCTACGTCGAGGCGGATTCAAGATCGGTTGACCTGTCAAGAAAATGTCGAGTCTATCTGGCGATGGTTCAGATTGACGTTATCTTTAAGCCTGGGATCGGAACCGACCACGCGAGGATTATCGCCCAACGCGTTGCAAAATCCTTCCCTGAAGGCAAGATTGTTGATTCTGAAAGTAAGTTATATGTGAGCGAGTGGGCGGAAGTTTCCGGCGTGCAGAAGCATGAAACGGGTTGGTTCTTCCCGGTTCGGTTCACAGTAAGATGCGAGAGCGTGGAGGCGAGCGGTTATCCATCCACCTAACGGATCTTAGAGGTGCTTATAATTTCTTGCCAGCCTGGAAATATATAGGCATAATGGCGTTGTTAAACTTTCATCAAAACAGGAGTATTCAACATGCATTTACCAAACGGTGCAAAGGTCTTCTTTGAGAAGGCTCGCGGTGCGGAGATTCCGTTTACCGCAATGACCAACGACGCGAAAAACCCAAAAATCACGGTGGCAGATGGTGCGCTCGACGTTAACGATATCGTAATCTTTACCGATTGCACCTGTAGCGACTTTGTAAATAAAGTGGCCCGCGTCAAGTCGGTATCGGCTGGTGTGGCAACGCTGGAAGAGTTCGACACCTCCGACACTAACAAGTATCCGGGCGGCGCTGCCACTGGTAGCGTGAGCGTGATCACTGATTGGGTCGAATTGCCTTGCATTCAGGATTTAGGCAAAGACGGCAACGAGCAGCAGTATTATAATTACCAGTGCCTGAGCGATGAGCGCGAACAGTCCGATCCTACCTATAAGTCGGCGGTGACGCTTAACTACACGTTTGCGCACGATTACAATAATGCAATCTACCCGGTGCTGAGAGCAGCCGACGCCAGCAAAGAGGCGAAAGCGATGTACATGTACATCCCGCGAGCGTCCGAAGTTCGTTATTGGTCTGGCGCTGCATCATTCGATGATATTCCGTCTACTGCTGTTAACGAGATGGAAACGGTAACGCTTAACATTGCACTTAAAGGCGCTCACGTCTTCCTTCCGGTTGTCGCGTAATTAAATGGCGGGGCTTGTGCCTCGCCTTTTTTTGTGCATAATAGCGAATAACACAAACCAATCAGGAGTTAACAAAATGGCCAAGTTCAAAATTCAAATCGGCGGCAATCTCCCTTCTTTCAAACTGCCAGTAACCTTTACTTGCCCTGACGGCAAAGAAGCGACCATCACCATGACAGTAAAACATCGCTCCACCGATGAGATGAAAGACTTTTATGAGAGTGAAGATAAAGCGCCAAAGGGTAACGCCGAGTTTATCCGCTTTATGGCCGAAGGCTGGGATCTTGATGATGAGTTCAACGACGAAAACATTTCCTGGCTTTGCTCACACTTCCCGGCATTTGTCATGGCGCTGCCGCAAACTTACATGGCCGCGCTTGCGGGCCACCGTGCAAAAGTTTAAGGCGGGCTGTTTATCTCACGCTTCAGCCTGAACTAACCGATCGCCAGCTTGCCGAGTACGGGTTAAGGCGATCGGATTATGAAGCAGATCTTGAAACGATCTATTTTGATGAACAGACCGCCCAAAGCTGGCAGCTATTCCAGGCCATGCAAACGCAGTGGCGAATCGGGATGAATGGCCCGACGGGGCTTGACTATAATACGTTGCCTATGCTGTTCGAATTGTATAAAATCGACAATCGAGAAGCGGCATTACTTGACTTGCAAATCCTGGAGGGTGAATACCTGAAGGAGATTTACAAGAAATCAAAATAAGCGCCTACGGGCGCTTTTTTCATATGGGGGCGAAACATGGCTGATAAAGTAGCTGGGCTAACGTTTGGCGTTGACGTGTCGCAGGTTGATAAAGCGGTACGATCACTCGCAGAACTCAAGAACCAAAGCCAGCAAACGGGCGCTGGCCTACAGTCACTTGCAGACGCTGAAAGGCGGGCCACGGCGCAGACCGAGGAAATGAACCGCGCGTTGCAGCGCCAGAAGCAAGAGACAGACAAATCAAAAACCAGCTTTAGCAGGATCGCAAGCGCCATCGATCCTACGATCGCAAAAATGGCCAACTTGCGCAAAGCGACGGAAGAACTTGATAAAGCGTGGGCGCTGGGGCTTGTTCCGGACAAGGAATTTTTCCGCCTGGGAGCCATCATTGAATCCACGACCAACAAGCTACGGCGGCAGCAGGCGGCGCTAACCGAAGAAGGTCGCGCAGCAATCGCAGAGGCGGAGGCGAAGCAGAAGGCGGCAAACGCCGGGCGTGATTTTGTCGCCAGCCTGAAACAGCAGGTTGACTCCATCGGCAAAACACGCGCCGAACTGATGGAAATGAAGGCGGCGCAATTGGGCGTATCGGCGGAAGCTGCCCCGTTCATTAACGCGCTAAAACAGCAAGAGCAGGCGTTAAAGAAACAGCAAAACGCTATGGGCCTGGCTGGCATTTCTGCCGGGCAATATAAAATGGCCATGCGCCAGTTACCGATGCAGATTACTGACGTTGTAACGTCACTTGCTTCAGGTATGCCAATCTGGCTGGTTGCGGTGCAGCAGGGCGGGCAAATCAAGGATAGCTTCGGCGGCTTGAGCAATACGTTTAAGGTGTTGTTGAGCTACATCAACCCGCTAACCGTTGGCGCTGCGTCGTTGGGTATCGCCCTGGCGGCAATCGCTAAAGCTGGTTATGATTCCTGGAAAGCGCAGCGAGACCTGGCAAATGCATTGGTGCTGACTGGTGGCTATGCTGCGACCACCACCGGGCAGATCACAGCCTTAACCGAGGAGATTAACAAAAATTCATCGGCCACGATTGGCAGCATTCAGGAAATCGCAACATCGCTCGCCAGTTCTGGTAAGTACACAATCAACCAGATTAAGCAGATCACGAAGACTACGGCGGAATGGGCGGCGCAGACGGGTGAGAGCGAGAAGACGATCACAGGGTATTTTGATGCCATCGTAAAAGACCCTGTTAAGGGGCTTGCCGATCTGAATGAGCAGTTTAATTTCCTGAATGAAGGGCAGCTAACCTACATCGAATCTTTGCGTAAAACCAAAGGCGAGACGGCAGCAGCAGAGGCGGCGACAAAACTGTTTGCTGATACTATGGACAAACGCCTTAAAGATATCGCGGACAGCGCAACGCCGCTCGAAACGATGTGGGCGGATATTAAAAAATGGGCGGCTGACTCGTGGAAATGGGTAGGAGATCACACGGTAGGGGCGCTAAACCTTATCGTTGACACTGTATCCGCAATCATCAACACGATCAGGAAACTGATTGCCGACGGCGACGCCATGATCGCGCAGTTCATCGTTGACGCTGGCCGACAGCTACAGAAAATTCCCGGAATGGGAGACTTCGGGAATGACTTTCTGGCGCAGCAGGAACAGTTAATCAAGGACTCGAAAGCGAAATCCGACACGCTTGCAAAAACCATTGCTGAACAGCAGGCAAGGATCGCTAAAGGAGAGATGGGGTACATTGACGCCGCGAAGGATAAAACCCTTTCCGGTGGGTACAGCAGCAAAACGAAGGATCGCGTAAATCAGGAAGAAAAAGATATCCTGAAAAACCGTAACGCCAGGAAGCAGCAGGTAGACGCGGGCGTTAAAATTGATGAGCAGTATCAGGCTGAACTGCTATCGCTACAGGCGCAGCTAAAGGTTTTGCAGCAGCACAAAGGGCTTGACGACAAGATCAGCCAGCAGCGCAAGGACTACTTCGAGACGGTTGCTAAATTCCAGGTTTTGGAAGAGGCAAGCCAGAAGCGAAAACTGACCCAAAGCGAACAGCAGATGCTGGCGAACAAAAAGAATATCCTGTACATGGCGGAACAAAAGGCCATCGTGGGAGATCAGATTGTTCAGCAGCAGCGACTGAACGCCTTGCTTGACAAGTCTACCAAGTATCAAAACCAGATGGCGGAGAAAACCAAAGCGCTACAGGATACCGCCGGAATGGGTAGCAAGGAGCAGGAGAGATACCGGGCCAATGCGCAGATGGCGGCTGACTGGAAAAACAGCGGCGGATCTTTAAGTGACCCTGGATTTAAAGCGATGCAGGCCGCAAGCGATAAATTCTACGCACAGCAAGATGCGCAAATGATGAACTGGAAGGCCGGGTTTACTCACGCGTGGGCTGATATTGGCGAAGAAGTTAATGACGTATACACCAACATCGGGGATGTCACTAAAAACGCATTTAACGGCATGGCGAGCGTGCTGACTGATTTTGTTATGACTGGTAAGGCCAGCTTTAGCGACTTCGCAAGAAGCGTTATCGGTGACATTACCAACATGCTTATCAAGATGGCGCTGTTTAACTCGCTTTCTGCCGCGTTTGGTGGTGGTGGAACGTTCAGCTTCGCCAGCCTGTTCAGCAAGGGATTTTCCGGCGGTGGGTACACTGGCGACGGCGGGAAGTATGAGCCAAAAGGCGTTGTTCACGGCGGGGAATTCGTATTCACCAAAGAGGCGACGCAAAGGTTAGGCCCGGAAAACCTATACCGACTCATGCGCGGCTATGCAAGTGGCGGCCTGGTTGGCGGTAACGCAAGTTCAGGATCTGAAATTACCAACGGCGGCAACGTTGCGGCATCGGCGGCGATGGTGTTCACCATCGGTGATATTAACATCACGATGGGTTCCGGTCAGGATAGCAAGGGGTTAGAGCAAGGCGTAAGGCAGATCGTTAACGATATGTTCACCGAGGCTTTGAGCCAAAATGGGCGCATTGCGAAGTTCGTAAATGAGAAGGTGAGGGGGTAACAGTGGATTCCTTTAAATGGTGTACCCAAATTCAAGGAGGGGCGGCGAAGGTCGCCATCTCCAACAACATTCGATCGATTGTTTTCGGAAACGGCTACATCCAAACGGCATCGAGCGGAATTAACACAAAGCGCAGGACGGTTCCGATCGTTTATGGTGGTTCAGATTGGGAGGAGGTTTATAACTTCTGCCAGGAGCACGTAACAAAGCCTTTTGTGTGGAAGGCACCGGATGGAAGAATGGGCGTATTCGTCGTAACTGCCGACTCCGTTAACCTTGCGCCGCAGGGGGGCGGGGTGTTTGAGGTAACGGCTGAATTAGCCGAACGCTTCACTTCAGCCGGATAATCAAAAAAGCGCCCTTTACGGGTGCTTTTTTTTGGCCTATGATCTGGAGTCAATTAGAGGAGGGCTTACGATGACAGCCAATGTTTCAAAAGAGTTTGCGAACTGCTTACAAAAACTTTTCCCCGGCGAGATCCTAACGCTGATCGATATCGACGCCACAAAGTTCGGCGGGCAGGTCTACCGATTCCATAACGAGAACGTCGCCTATACAACCGAGGAGCTTTTGGCAGCGGTTAACGGCGGGACGCTTCAGCCCAAAATGATCACGTTTCGCGGCGAGCAGTACGGCCCGCGCCCGTTCGGCCTGGGCGGGATCGCAATGTCGAGCGATGGCACAGTGGAAAAGCCAACGCTGACGGTTAGCAATATCGATGCGCAAGCGAGTGCTCTTATTCGCGCCTACAACGGCCTCATGCAAGCCAAAGTTACGGTATGGGTTTTGGTCAAAGAATTGCTACAAAACGACGGAAGCGTTAAAGAGGGCGATTTTAGGCGATTTGTCTACTACATCGAGCGCCCAAAACAGGTCGACCCGCAAAAGGCAACGTTCGAATTAACATCCGTGTTTGATATGGATGGATTAATGATCCCGGCACGCCTAACGCAAACCGTTTGCTATTGGGCGCAGCGTGGGTGGTACAAGTCTGGCAAAGGCTGCGACTACAACGGGCAGAACGGATACTTCGACAAGTTGGGAAACAGGGTTGACGATCCGTCGCGGGATGTTTGCGGTGGCCTGGTATCTTCTTGCAGGCTTCGTTTTGGCAATGAACCGTTGAGTTTCGGCGGTTGTGCGACAGCAACTTTGAAGAGTGGTAGCTAATATGTTGACTCCGAAAATTAAAATGCAGATCATGCAGCACGCGAAGGAAGTCTACCCGCATGAATGCGCCGGGCTGGTGACGCAAAAATCACGCGTGCAAAAATATCACCGACTCGACAACGTTTCACCAGATCCTGAGAACGAGTCAATGCCGGACGAAACGCAGTATGCGCTGGCATCAATGGAGGGTGAGCCGATCGCGTTCGTTCATTCTCACACTGGCGACGGAGCAACCACGATCCCAAGCGCTACAGATTTGTGCTTTTGCGATGAGTCTGGCTTGTCTTGGGTTATCGTCTCCATCCCGGAAGGTGACATGCGAATCATTGAGCCTAAGCGCCGTCCGCTGATTGGTCGCCCCTGGGCTTTGGGTGCTTATGATTGCTATGGCCTTATTATGGATTTTCACAAGCGCCACGGCGTCATGCTAAAAGATCGGCGGGTTCCGTTCGAATGGTGGAAGCCGGAATACAAAGAGAATCTTTACCAGGACTACTGGCAAGAGGACGGATTCATTGAAAACACTGGCGAGCCTGAAGTTGGCGATATGATCATCTTCCAGATTCAGGCGGAGAAGTGGAATCACGCGGGGATTTACGTTGGAAATAACAACATCCTTCATCACGCATATGGCAAGCTGTCTCGCCGGGATATCTATTCTGGATGGTACGAGCAGCACAAGGTTTTAATCTGCAGGCATAAGGAGCTAAAACATGGCATCACATACAAAGACGATTAAACTATCTGGTTCCCTGGGCCGTCGGTTCGGTGTCTTCCACAAACTTGCGGTTGATTCAGTCGCTGAGTGTATCCGGGCGCTGTCTTACCAGATTGAAGGGTTTAAGCCGTTCATGCAGAGCAAAGTTGGTTCAAACATGCGCTTCGGCATCATCGCGGACGGAAAACCAATCAGCACGGACGACTTTGCTACTTTCGCCGTGGCAAGGGAGATTAGAATCATCCCGATCCCAAGAGCCAGAAAGAACGGCGGGTTGTTGCAGGTCGTTATCGGAGCGGCGATTATGGTTGCGGCCTTCTTTACTGGCGGCGGTTCGCTGGCGGCTATGGGCGCTTTTTCGTCGGCGGCTTTTATGGCTGGCGGCTCAATGGTTTTAGGTGGCGTAATGCAGATGATCGCTCCGCAGATGGGCGGCAACATGCGGGCAAGCGAATCACCTGAGAATAAACCATCGTATGCGTTCGGCGGGCCGATTAACACCACGGCGGCTGGGTATCCAATCCAGTTGCCATACGGTTACAGATTGGCTGGCGGCGCATTGTTCGGTTCGGGATCTTACGCAGAAGACAACAACTAATTAAGCCATTCGCTTTTTAGCCTGGGGGCGTAGCCTCCGGGCTTTTTGTCGTGTACAATTGCGATACTATTAACAGGAGGCTAAACGATGACTAATATCAAGGCCCGCAAGGGCGGTTCAAGCAAGCCACGTACTCCGGTAGAAATGCCAGATAACCTGATCTCAAAAGACAAGATCAAGTTGTTGCTTGCTGTTTCGGATGGCGAGGTGGTTAACGACTTCAGCCTGAAGCAGTTGCATTTTGGAGGCGTCCCGGTTCAGAACGAGGATGGAACATTCAACTATGAGGGCGTGATTGCAGAGTTCCGCCCCGGCACGCAAACGCAGGACTACATTCAGGGCTTCAGCGAATCAAGCGCTGAATTCCAGGTTGCTCGTGAAGTCACTCACAACACGCCTTATACGCTTACCGTATCGAACAAGAATATTTCCGCCATTCGCTTTCGCCTGTTATGGCCGCGCGTGCTGAAGCAAAAGGATAACGGCGATATGGTCGGATCGGTTGTTGAGTACAAGATCGAGATGGCGGTAGGTGGTGCAAGTTATCAGACCTACCTAACTGGCAAGATTGACGGTAAGAACACGACTGGCGGTTACGATCGGAGCATTCGAGTTAACCTGCCGCAAAACTTCACGTCGCAGGTGCTTATCCGCGTTAGTCGAGTAACGCCGGACGCTGACGGGGTGAAAGTTGTCGACGCTTTCCTGGTTGAATCCTACGCTGAAGTTATTGATGCAAAATTCCGCTACCCGTTAACGGCCATGCTTTACGTTGAGTTCGATAGCGATCTGTTCCAGAACCAGATCCCCACCATCTCACTCAAAAAGAAATGGAAGATTATCCAGGTTCCGAGAAATTACGATCCCATTAATCGCACGTACTCCGGAACGTGGGACGGAACTTTCAAGTGGGCGTGGAGCAATAACCCGGCGTGGGTGCTTTATGACCTGATCATGAATCAGCGCTATGGTTTAGACCAGCGCGAACTTGGCATCCCGGTTGACAAGTGGTCGCTGTATGAGGTGGCGCAATATTGTGATGAACTTGTTCCGGACAATCGCGGCGGGATGGAACCGCGCTATTTAATGGATGTAATTGTTCAGTCGCAGGTTGAGGCGTTCCAGTTGGTAAGGGATATTTGTTCCGCATTCCGTGGAATGACGTTCTACAACGGTGAAAGCCTATCGATCATCGTCGATAAGCCGCGCGATCCTGTGTACCTGTTTACGGCTGATAACGTCGTTGATGGCGTTTTCGTTCGGACGTTCCCAAGCGAAAAGACGATGTATACGTCGTGCAACGTCATGTTCGACGACGAAGAAAACCAGTACGAGCAGGATGTTGAACCAGTATTCAACCCGGACGCAGCCATGCGGTTCGGACACAACCCGACCAGCATTACAGCGATCGGGTGCACCAGAAGGACGGAGGCGAACCGCCGTGGGCGTTGGATTCTGCAAACGAACCTAAGCGCTACAACCGTTTCGTTTTCTACTGGCCTGGAGGGTATGATTCCTTCTTGCGGCGACGTGATTTACGTTGCAGATCCGCACTGGCAATCTGCCTTTAACCTGGTACTATCAGGCCGCGTTATGGAAGTAACGGGAACGCAGGTTTTCCTGGCCTACCGCTGCGACGCGAAGGCTGGCGACACTCTGATCCTGAATACCGACGACGGCAAGCCTGTGCGCCGCACAATCGCCAGCGTTTCGGATGACGGTAAGACCCTCACGCTAAACGTTGGGTATAACTTTGACGTTGCTCCGGACAGTGTATTCCTGATCGAGAGCGATCAGCTTGCAGCGGAACAGTATGTAGTAACCCGGATTGAAAAGGGTAGTGATGACGACGAATTCACCTTTGCCATCACGGCTACGCAGTACGATCCGAACAAGTATGACGCGATCGACAATGGGGTAATTACCGATGGCCGACCAACTTCGGTTGTAGACCCGGATTCAATGGGCGCTCCGAAAGACTTAACGATTAGCTCGTTTTCTCGCATTGTTCAGGGAATGAGCGTCGAGACGATGGTGATCGGCTGGTCTGCCGTGCAGTATGCAAAACTGTATGAGGTGCAATGGCGCAAAGATGGCGGTAACTGGAACAACGTTCCTCGCACTGCGACAACGCAGGTTGATATTGAAGGCATCTATGCTGGCGAGTATCAGGCCCGCGTTAGGTGCATTAGCGGCGGGAATGTGGCTTCTCCGTGGTCTGCATTGGCAACCGCCACACTGACCGGGAAAGTCGGAGCGCCAAAAGGCCCGATTAACCTTTTTGCATCTGACAATGAGATCTTTGGCATTCGCGTTAAGTGGGCTATGCCAGAAGGAGCGGAAGACACTGCATACATTGAGCTTTACCAGTCGCAAAGCGGAACCGATCAGGACGCAAGCCTGCTTACTCTGATTCCTTACCCGGCGGCTGAATACTGGCACTCAATTTTGCCCGCTGGCTACGTGAACTTCTACAAAGCCAGAAGCGTAGACCGGATCGGCAACGTTTCAGAATGGACTGATTACGCTCGCGGTATGTCTTCGACTGACGTTAACATCATCACAGATGCGATCCTGGATGAAATCCTGGATAGCGACGCGATGAAGGAGCTACAGGAAAACGCACAGGATAGCACGGCAAAACTCAATGACTACGCGAACAGCATCATTCAAAATGCGTTGGCGAATGATGCGGATGTTAGGAAAATGACGAAGGAGAACGGCAAGCGTAAGGCAGAGATCGCGCATACCACGGTGCTGATTGCCAACGAATCAGAAGCGAGGGCGGCTGAAATTACGCAGCTTAAAGCGCAGATTGATGAAGATATTACGTCGCAGGTTACTATCCTTAATGAAGCCATAGCGACGGAGAGCGAAACGAGAGCTACGCAAATTAACCAATTGCAAACTCAATTCGGCGAGGATATGGCCGCAGGGTTTACACAGGTTAATCAAGCCATTGCAAACGAGAGCGAGGCGAGAGCAAACTCAGAGGCGGCACTAGATGCCAAAATCGGGCAAAACTCCGCAGCGCTAGATCAGAAACTCGACTCGTGGGCAAACGTTAATGGCGTTGGTTCCATGTATACGATGAAGCTGGGCTTGAAGTACAACGGCCAGGAATATAATTCCGGGATGGCCCTACAGCTTACCGCGCAAGGGAGCAACGTTGTTTCGCAGGTGCTGTTCATTGCTGATAGATTTGCTATCATCCGTAATGCAGCATCCGGTGATTACACGCTACCGTTTGTTGTGCAGAATGACCAGGTTTTCATGAATAACGCGCTTATTCAGGACGGTTCTATTACCAACGCGAAGATCGGTAACTTTATTCAGTCCAACAACTATGTTTCAGGTAGTCGAGGATGGTCAATAGACAAAAACGGGAATGCTGAGTTCAGCGGCGTAACTGTAAGGGGGCACATTGAGGCTGATAGCGGTTCATTTCATGGCACCATCGACGCAACCGACGGGATATTCCGCGGCTCGGTTGAAGCAAATAGTTTTGTGGGAGATATCGCGGCAATGGGGCCATTCCCGACGAGAGTTGGGTCGGCATGGAAATCACGCGTCGTGCACCATGATTCAAGTGAAAAAGGAGGGAAAAACTACGCAATTCTCGGACTAATTCGCTGGGATGCTGGCGACAAGACTGGCTCGGTTATCGTTGAGTGTTATGTTAATGGCGTAAGGGTATCTTCTCAAACGTATAATGGCAGAGATGCAGGGGAATCAACCCGTGCTCGCCTAACTGCTGTAGGTGTTGCGACGGGAATCAACACGAAGGATACTTTGGTTGAGATTGTCGTAAGAGGGACTGGCACCTGCGCACTTGAGGCTGGTTACTGCATTATGTCTCGAGGCTCCGGATCGTGGGAGGTGGTAGCATAAAGCAATTCACCACCACGCTCTTGGTGATATTATTTTATCAGAGAAAGGGCATACATATCGGCGTACAGAAAAGGAAATAGAATTGTAGTATAATTACAAAGCGCCCGATGGGCGCTTTTCTTTATCCAGTGATGTTGATAAAAAGAAAGGGGCCAATTGGCCCCTTTTGTATGATGCTAGATTATCCAAGTATGCCAATGGAAAACTGCTGTATCTCCCCAATGCCTAGCGTAGCTCACACACCACACTATAGCCAATACAGACAGCGTTTAATATGCTGTATTTGTTCATTATTTTCTTTTTCAATGGCGTATACCGATGCATATTTATGCATATCTATTCATTCATCATAAAATTAGTGTTATCTTTTCACACAATAAATTCTCTGGTTTTTACTATAAAAAAACCCCGCCGAAGCGGGGTATGTTATTATATTTTGTACTATTAATCAATCACCTCAATCTCAATGGATACAGGATACTCGTCATTAACGACGTTGGCATGTGTGCCATCCAGGTTAATGCGAAAACCTTGTTTGCTAGTGACGCTATACGTGTTATCAACCAGACCTCCTGCGTTAGAAATGTAAATAGGGCCGAAGTTTTTGTTTTTAGCAGTCGATTTTGAAGTACTTTCCGCAGTAGTACCATTTATTATGGTGTCGGTGTCAGTAGTTACATCTGGAACAGAATCAGTACGGGTTGTTATTCCTCCGTTATTGTCATTAGGTATATTGACAATGTACTGCTGCTGGGCGGTACTCGATAAATCACAACGTGTAGTAACCTTGTAACGGTGGAACGGTGGCAATCCAACGACGGAAATTACCGAGTTCTGTCCTTTAAACAACTTCCCTACCAGCTTGCACTTCATTCCAGGAACGCTGACTATGCTTTCGCCGGGAAGGGTTGGATGCGGAGTGGCTACACCAGCCATTATTTCAGCAATAGCCAACCATGGACGAATTGTTAGCTGAGTGACTCCAGCAGTTAATCCAAGGCTGGCTTCGTGCTTATAGTTTTTACAGTTTAGCTTAACATAACCCGTTGTACCAGCCTTCTTAACAAGGCGACAAGGCTGAGTTCCAGATGTCATGGCACTTGCGGCAAAACCATCGTATCGGAAGTTGGCTGCGCCATCGATACGCGCTTTATCGGCTACGTAAATTGCTGTACTATCGCCGCCGCCTTCCCACCACCCCATCATGTCGATATCGCAGTTGTACAAATTATCTTCACGCGAACCATCTCCGACATAGATTCCTTCAGAAGCCCCAGCGATGCCATGCTGGAAAGCAAAGTTAGAAATTTTGGCACCGTAAAAAGACACCGTCTGCCAGTCGGTAGATGCAGGGTTTGAATGGAACCAAATACCTCTCTTTGACGTCCTGACAACGACATTATCTACCCTGATAACTTCAGTCCAGCCCTTGTCGTTGTATACGTCAATCGCTGTTCCAGTAGTGTAATCACGAACCATGGAGTCAAATACTGACCCACCATAAAAATCTGAGAATCTAACGAATGCAGTTGCAAGAGCATTTCCTACTATTGAGAAGTTTTTGAGCAATACCGTATTAAAAAGGGCTTGTGCCTGGGACGCACGTTTAAACGTCATGGCGATGTTTGCGCCTGTATGCGTAATAACGGGTGCAGCACCCTTACCACCCATTCCAGGCCCTTCAATAACAAGACCGTTCTTCGAGTTTATGAACTCCAGACCCCCAGCGATGGTATATCCGGCAGGCCCCAGCGCCGGAATTGAAAGATATCCAAGTGAATTTTTAATACAATAGTTGATAGCTCTATTTAAGATATCATCCAGCGAAGCCCCATCATACAACCCGAACTCTGTAGCACACACCTTACCGGGATTTTTTGGGATGCGTTGCCAGTAAAAAGCAGTTTGACCTGTCGGAACACAGGTATATCCACCGTCATCAATAGCTGCGCCTGAGCGAGCAACAAACTCCCCGCCACCGAATGGGGCATGAGCCAGTGCGTTCCACCCTTCATAATGAGACGCCAGTAATATTCGCTGGCCTGCATATGATGGAACAACAGAACGTAGTGCGTTAAATGATTCTACTTGCCCTATGCTCTTGAAGCCATTGGTTTGCGCCAAAACAACCAGCGTTGACTGTTCGCCAGCATTATTGATGATTTGCTGAACTTGGTTTCTTGCAGCCTCCGCCGCCAACTCTGACGCCTTAGAGTTATTCTCTGAGGTTTTTGCGGAGTTTTCAGACGCCGCCGCAGCCGTAGCGCTTGCGCCTGCGGATTGTGAATCCGCCTTTACCTGGTTGGCAAGATTTTGCAGCGACTCAAAATCAAACGTCTTAAAGAACTCGACTGCATCCGCAATTACGGTTTCCTGCGACTGATAGTAGCGCAGGGTTTCCGCAACATCTTGCGCCAGACCGTCAACGGTAAGCGAGTCACTTAACAGGATCGCGTAATCGCTAGACGCAACGACAGCGCCTTTTGTGGTGATGGCTTTAATTTCAGTATCGCTAACCACCTTGTTTACGACGGCCATTTGAATCGGTGACGACAAAAACATAATCGTCGCGCCGGGGCGAATCAGCGAAAGCGATGATTGCCATTTTGTGCCAGTCCCGGTAACGGTTCCGTCTGCGGCCATAGCCGCTTTGCCTTCTCTGTATAGTGCCATTTTAAAAGCCTCTTATGTTGGTTGAGTAACGCAGATAATAGCATCAATGAACCGATAAAAAAAGGAGCCTTTCGGCTCCTTTAGTTGTCAAATTAGAACGGGATGTCATCATCGAAATCCATCCCCGTATTCCCGCCGCTGTTTTGCGGTTTAGTCGCTTGTTGCGGCTTGGGTTGTTGAGGCTGGCTCCGCCCGGATTGCTGATTGCCGCCGTTTTGCGAAGGCTCGCGCTGGCTAAATTCGAGTTGCGGCATGATCATTTCATTGTGGCTGTAAATTGTGCCGTTGTGCTCGCGGTTCACGATCTGAAGCGTCCGGCAGGTGACGCTGATCACCTTATCCATTTGCAGCGCTTCGTCGTACCACTTAATCATGTTTTCTTTGGCAAAGAAAACGGCACGGTAGTTCGTGTAAACCGTTTCGTCCTGGCCATCACGATTGCGGATCTTCATTCGCTCCGACAGGTCTACGGCGTACATTTTCCACGGCCCGTTATTGTTGCTGCCTTCCTTGACATACGGTTCCTTTCGGATAACGCCTGTTACAACATGCATTGTCATTCCTATGGGGCGGTTTCCCGCCCGGTTAAATTAGTTGAAAGATGAAATATCTTGCGCTTCTGGTTCGGGCTTTGATTCTACCTTTTCCGGCTCCCGTTTAGCAACCTCTTGCGGTTTACCAGGATTGAAGCCGTTTGCCGGGGTGACTTTCAGTTCTGCCTGGCGTTTGGTGATATCGTCTTCCGTCATTTTCCATTCCGCAGGCGTTAACGTTTGTTTCGCCAGCTTATAGATCTCACGAAGCGATTCGAGATCTTCGCACGCGTCAATGCGTTTTTTGAAGTCTTTCGGCGTCATTTTCGTAATTTCTGCATCATCATCCGCCTGCTTGATACCGAGCGCTGCGGCCAGCGCATAACGGCGGGCGTAAGATGTTGTTGAACCATATGCTTGCTCGACGGTTTTACTGATCGGCATGTTGTACTGAAACGCCATGAACTCGCCGCTTTCGTGCAAAAACATAGTTTCGAGGTGCATAACCTTTTCGGTGCTGGTATCCATCATGGATTGAATGACCATAATTTTGTTCTTCTCCAGCGCCGGGGAAATAGCGTCGAGGATATCACCAAGATTCGCGTAGGTGTTCCCAAGATGGTTGTTCTTCCCGCTTTTCTTCGCGGCCACGAAGCCAGATTTTGCCTTGATTAATGCGGCTGCGATGGTGGTAAATTTTTCAGATGTACGCATGATAAAGTTTCCTTTTCCTGATTGGTAATGCGCACTATATCACAAGTGCGCACCAGTGTTTAGCTATTTGTGCCGTATACGTCCGGGAACATGTATTTCACAAACTGCGGAGTAGGCAAAACGACTTCCGCCGCGTTTGACTCATATGATGGCCATGAATCATGCTTCACGCATTCCGCATACTGATGAATCACGCTTTGATACTGCTTTCGACCGATCTCGATCTGCTGGCTGGTCAGGGTGAACGCCAGCGGAGCAAACGGTGATTTTTTCTCCTGCGTTAGCAGTCTGACAACTACCGGGCGTTTTTCGTTGTAAGTCTTCACGAACAGATCGCGCTGCAATGCCATCTTGAGATAGTAGCCCAAGTTGAAGGCGAGTCGCCCGAAATCGTCAGGCTTGGAAGATTGCGTGGTTTTGTAGTCGGTAATCACCACGACCTCGAAAACCTCATCCGGGTTGAACCCCCACTCCTTGATGAGTTCTGGATCGGAAACCACGTCAACATGATCTAGTCGAACCTTGACCTTGACTCCGAAGATCTCACCGAAGATTGACAACTCACGCTGTGCAGTAGGCGATTCGATACATGCGGCGTGTCGCGGGTTGGCCAACATCACGCTTCGCATTTGAACAACGGCATCGAAATCAACATCCTTAACCAGCTTGCGCCCGGAGTTCATCGCGGCGCTTTCGTCGCAAAGTTCAATCGCCCACCAAACATTTACGTCAATCCCGGCGCGATATGCCATTTCCAGAAGTTCCGGGTAATCCTTGTTGGACGTCCCAATCAGGCCACACGCTTTCAGCTTCGCAGACAGTGCCGACTTCGACGTAATCAGATCTTTAACCTCGCCCGGAGAAGTCGCCCGCAGGTACTCGCCATTAAATTTTGCCGTCTCAAGCATACATGTATGCGAACAGGTTCCGAACGCCAGCGCGGCGGTTTCCTCACGCACTTTGAATTTCCAGTGCGCCGGGGATGTTGCGTAAATCTCGCCCAGGCTTGAGCCGCTAACGTACTCCGCGCACCATGAATCAGGATCGTGATATTGCTCGTTAGTCAATTCACTGCTGGTGTATGCCCTGAAAATTGCTTCAGCCATTGATATTGCTCCATTTGTGGTTTCGTTGCGTTAAGTATACGCATGACGATTCCCGGCGCAAGTCAAAAAGTGCTATCTGTGGTTGGTCAAAAAATGAGCGAAATTTACGTAAGATTTAGTAAGATGCATCTTACGTGATTTTTCACGTACATTTCATTGAGTTAATGCAAATCGGTAAGATGGTAAGATCCCTATAGGTAAATATCCATGAAAAATCTGGCGCGAAATCCAGCGAAAAAAGACACGTACCCCGGAGAAATCTTACCAAGATTGATATATACAGATAGAGTAATAATAATAATATTATTATTTATCATATACTTACTATCTATTTATGGTGGCTAATTGGTTAAATTTTGCGCGAAATTTACGTAAGATTCATCTTACTAAATCTTACCTAAAGTGGTTCGACCAGTTGCAAGCCGCTGAGTTTCAGGCATAAAAAAAGGTAAGACTGATTTTCTCAATCTTACCTAAATTCTGGTCAATATTTAATCAGAGAAGAGATGATGCCTTGTACAACTTACGTTCAAATCCGAGCTTAAAGTTGTCACCGTTCGGAACGATAACTTTAAGATCCCGATCGTCAGCAGCCGCCAGCATATCCCGATCTCCACGACGGCAAACTACCCGCATTTCTCGCTTACCTTCTCCGCCATTGCCTTTATACCTGTACGCCACGATCTCGACGTTTGAAGGTATGATGCAGGCCCAAACGTCGCACTTGAACGAACTGGCAATATTGAAGTGCATCGCCTCAACCCAGGATCGAGCAAGGTAAATTGGCCCGTTACCGTCGTCGCTCTGATTGGTCACTATCACAGATCCGAAGGTCAGATCGCCAGCTAACATCTTCTCGCGCCCCTCCTCATCAATGAACAGCATGTTGCAATACTCATCATCCGGCCCATCCTCATGCACGAGTTGCATTGGTAGCGCGTGAATTAGCTCCTGTCTGCCGTTCTCGTGAGTTTTTACGCCAACCTGATATGATTTGATATGCTCATTTTCAATGCCCTCATAGAGCGTTACAGGCGTGCTATCGACGGCCTCCGTTCTGTTTAAAACTGCCAGCACTCTTTCATGATCTGCCATCTTTCCGTAGTCATACCCGTTATCACGAGCTACCTGCTTGTTTTTCTTGACTACGTATTCTTGCGGAACCTTGCCGAGATAGCGCCCAAGAATGTTGATGCATTCGCTATACGGCTGGCCGCTTAACTTCATCAACCAGCCGATCCCCTTATCAGCCCCGCATCCGCCACAGTATGCGCCGCCGTCGCCGCGCGTTTCTAACTTATCAGTCCAGCGGAATCGGTCTTTGCCGCCGCAGTTCGGACAGTCCTGGTGTTTTCCGTTGAAGTATCGAGAGTGGATGCCGCAAATGTTCTGCAACGCTTCGCGCCACATGCCAGCCATGTACGGCAAAACCTCTTTTTCATCGTAAAAATCCACGTCGTAACCTCCAAATAAAAAACGCCTATACGAGAATCATAACCCGGCAGGCGTTTAGTGTTTAGACAAATTGTGCTATCGGACTACGCGGAGCATTTCGCGGCGGTCGCATCGGCGCGTCACTGGCTTGCCGTTGCTGTCAAATCTTAAATCTGGTCGGCAGAATGAGGCGCGGAAACCTTTGCAATTGTTCCGTCGGTAGCTCTTATGCACGAGATAAGCGCCATCGGCTGAGATCATGCCGCGCTTACGCCACTGCTGAACAACCTGGATACTAACTCCCAACTCTTTTGCCGTTCCAGCGATGCCACCGAAGGCATCAATAACCAGTTCCATCCGTGCAGTCAACCCGGCGCGAACCTCATCTTTCAGCACGTAGTAACCAGTCGGGCGTTTGCGTTTCTTCTTGTCTTTCCCGCGCGACGTTCCGTTGTTGCCGTTCAATGTTCGCTTATCCACCTTTGCCATTTGTTCCATAATTTAACCCTCATAGCATTTTTTGTTAAACATGATAAAATGTTCCATGTATTATACACGCAACTATGCTAATGACAAATTAGGATTGCACATGGCAAGCACAGAAGAAGACGTAGCATATTTTAAGCGACTATTTCGTTATGAAGGCGGAACACTGATTCGCAAAGTTACAACCAGTAGTCGTGCATTCGCTGGAGACTCCGTAGGGTGCGAGAACAACGTTGGGTATTTACAGGTAAGCGTAAAAAGCAAACCCCTATACGTTCACCGAATCATTTGGGAAATGCATAATGGGCCGATCCCAGAAGGAATGGAGATATATCATATCAATCAGGTAAGAACAGATAACAGAATCGAAAACCTGCGACTGGTAAGCCACCAAGGAAACCTTAAAAACCAATCAATGAACAGTGGCAATACTAGCGGGCACGCTGGCGTAAGCTGGTTTAAGCGAGGCGGGAAGTGGAGGGCAACAATAAAGGTTGGCGGAAGGCAAATACACATTGGTTACTTCGCGTCGTTTGAGTCGGCAGTTGCCGCACGAAAAGCAGCAGAAAAACAATACGGTTTTCATGATAACCACGGAGCAGAGAAAAAGAAATGAGCTTATCGATTGAGCAACAAATAGATCTATACGCAGACAAAATCCAGGTAATCCAAAAGAGATTTACCGTTGGAAATATCGTTCCGTATCCATATCAGGCGGTTGCTTATATTGAGACCGCCAAAAGAATAGCAAACTACACCGCGCCGTTTTACATTAAGGCTTCGGTTTCCGCCGGTAAAACCATCATGATCGCCATGCTCGCGGCGCAGTGCAAGGCAATGAACTTACCCATGATGGTTCTTGCTCGCCAGGCAGAGATCGTGAAGCAGGATTCCGAGGAGATCAGTAACCTCGATGTTCCCAACTCCGTTTATTGCGCCGGGTTAGGCACAAAGGCGGCATACTTCCCGATCGTCGTCGGATCTGAAGGTACGGTGGTTAATGGCCTGTTTAAAATGCTTGGCGACTACGTGCCTTCAGTTCTGGCCATTGACGAATGCCACCAGGTTGACTGGCAAGATCTGGCGGAAGCGATCGCCAACAATGAATCGTTCGAGTACATGAGCAGGCCGAAGGATAAGCCGTATCGCGTGAACGGTGAACTGGTCGATGCCGACCACCAATACGACGAAAAATTCGACGACGTAGAATTCGGCGGCGGTCGCACACAGTACACCATCGTCATTTGTGAGTTAATGCGGAGGTGCCTTGAGAAGACAGGGCGAGAACTTCGCATCGTTGGCTATACGGGTTCGGAGTTTCGCGGCGTCATTCCGATTTTACAGGAAGACAAGAGCCAGCTTGGTTTTTGGCGCGAGCAGATCACCGACATTAACACAAACTATCTTGTCGAGTTCGGATCGGTTGTTCCCACCATTTTCGGCGATACCGAGGCGGATGGGTTGGGGTATGATCTTTCAGAATTTCATGGTTCCAGTCAGGACGGCACGCAGGATTTTAGCGCGGAAGAATTGCGCAAGATGGAAAAGAAAATCCATGAATCCGGCGAAATGACGAAGCTGATTATGCAAAAGGTCGTGGAGCGTGCGAAAACCCGAAACGGCGTCCTGATAACTTGCGCTGGCCAGCGGCATTGCAAGGAGGCGGCGAGCTATCTACCGCCGGACGCAACATACGCAATCATCACCGAGAAGACCAACTCAAAGAAACGCGGCGAAATTTTGGATAAGGCGAATCGCGGGGAGATTAAATACATCTTCCAGGTGATGGCCCTAACCACTGGCGTTAACGTTCCGTTTTGGGATTTTTCGGTGATATTGCGCAAGATCGGGTCGCTTACGTTGCTTATTCAGCTTTTGGGGCGCGGAATGCGACTTCTAAAGGACTGGCAAAAACAGCCTCCTTACTCGTGGGTGAAAGAAGACCATTTAGTTTGGGACTTCGCCGGGACTATGGACGATTTGGGTCAGCTATATTTCGATCCGATTCTTGAGCAGGCGCAATACCAAAGACGCAAGAGCAGCAAGAACGGCCCCAAAATTTGCCCGGTATGCAAGGGAGAAAATAGCGAGTACGCCCGCCGATGCATTCACAAAGACAGTAACGGCAATCGTTGCGAATATTTCTGGATCTCGCAGCGCTGCGAAGACCAGAAAGACCCACGAACAGGAAAGATTAAAGTAAAGGGGTGTTACGCTGAAAACGATATTGTTGCTCGCCAGTGCAGATGCTGCGGGGTGCAGCTTAAAGACCCCAATGACAATCTCACCGGGAAGCACTATACGCAAAATGACTGGTATGATGTTGTCGGGTTCGATATCGGCTTGACTCGCAATCAGTCCGGGATAATCTTCAATTACGTGTTACTGAACCATGACGGCGAGCGATTCACCGCAAGGGAAAAGTTCTTCCCGGAATCAGAGAATCAGATTTGCGGCAAGTTGTGGCGGCAAAAGGCAGTCTTCCAGCACGTTAACGACGCAGTAATGCGCGGCAAGCTGGGCGGAATGAAGAATGCGCGAAAAATCATTGAGAATGCGCACTACTTCCGAGCGCCGAAGCGCGTAACGCATCGCGTTAACGGCAAGAAGGAAGATATTATTTCACGCAAAGATTTTGGAGACGAATAGTGATTACTGATAAAGGTGATTATCTCGAATACTACGGCGGGCCTGTGAAGGCCTGTCCGCTTGAGAAAATAGATCAGATGAATAGCGTTTCGTGGCTTCGGCACGAATACCCTGATTATCTGTTTTGGCATACAGTCAACGAAGGAAGTAAGCACAAGGCGAGCGCAGTTATCGATCATCAAATGGGATTGCTTAAAGGCGTTAGCGACTTCGTTATCCTGATTGGGTTCGGCGGCAAATACCCGTTCGCGGCCATCGAGCTAAAGCGCCAGGGCAAGGCGCAGGCGTCACCAGTGAGCAAGGAGCAAAGGGAGTTCCTTGCTGCCGTCCGGCGTCGCGGCGGATTCGCCGCCGTGGCCTATGGCTTCGAGCAATTCAAGATCGCTTTCTGCGATGCCATCAAATAGCACTTTTTGTTAAAACTGCCCGGCGAAAGCCGGGTATTATTATACCATCGAAACGAAGAACGGAGTGTTGAAAATGAAAAAGATGCTGGCTTTAGTTGTTCTGTCTCTTGGTCTTATTGGTTGCAGCGAAAAACCGAAAACATATGATTGCGGTGGTGAAGCGTTTGAGGTAACTAGCAATTATATGAAAGTTGTCAAGGGTGAAAACTCTGGCGTTATAATTGATGGCGCTGGCGAAAATCAATATAAACTGCTTACTCCTTTTGGGTACGCTCATTACGCAGTCAACAAAAACACTATTGATGTTAGTGTGGGCGCTTTTCACAATACCTTAACCTGCGAGGTTAAATAATAATGGCAAAAGATATCGCAGGCAAAGACACTCATGACGCATTCATCACGTTTGAGCAAATCGAGCGCGAGACGTTCATCGGTAACGCGCTGGCCACTGGCGGACACTATCAGGCTGTCAGGCCCGACAAGTTTTACCAGGTAACAGGCAACCGATACGCCGGGAGCAAAACGCCCGATATCGTGCGCGATAAGTGGGCGACCGATCGCAGCCTGATCGCATACATGGAAGAGCGTTATGGCCCTTACGACCTCGACGCCGCCGCAGACCAAAGCAACGCAGTTTGCCCGAAGTTCTACGACGAAAAAACAGATTGCCTTAAACGCTGGTGGGGAAAAAACAAGCACGTTTGGCTGAATCCGCCTTACTCGTTTCCAGATCCGTTTATTCTCAAGGCCATTGAGCAAATGGAGCACGACAACCAGATCGACATTCTGCTACCCGGCGACAATTCTACGGCCTGGTTCCGTGACGCGCAGAAGATGGCCGCCGAAATTATCTGGATTGTTGCCGATGTTGAAGAGGATGATGACGGGAACCAGTTAAGCCGATCCGGTCGCCTCGCATTCATCAATGGATTAAGCGGGAAGCCAGTCGACAACAACAATAAAGGAAGTGTTATTTTCATCATGCGCAAGCTCAAGCCGGGAGAGGAGCAAAAGACGCTTTACATTCCGGTAAGCGAGATTTGCCCGTCATTAGCTAAAAAGCGTATGCGCAAACGTGGGATCTGAAAAATGGAACAGATAGAGTCTTTCGCCGAGTATCTTCGGATCGTTGTTGAACTTCTGGACAAGCACGGCTTCATTGGGACGGACGAGGAAAAGTTAGCCTTTGCTGACACCATCGACGGAACCTACATGGAGTTCATGGACAACGGAACCCCGGTCGCTGACTGGCCAGAAATTCTTGAACGAGAATTGATTGAGTTTAAATCACATGAAGGCGCGGAGTATTTCGCAAAACAGCACTAATTGCTAAACAATACCCGCCGCGTGCGGGTATTATTACTCCACCAACCAATCAGGAGCAAACGCCATGAAAACCAAAACCATTGCAGACACCATCAAGATCGTACCAGCAAAAGCGCAAGTTGTATCGCGCCACCTGGTTAACCTGTCTCTCCTGTGCATGGCCGACTACATGGCGAACCATTCAGAGAATGGCCTTGATGGTGCAATCGGTGAGATTTATTTTCGCGCCGGGTACGGCCTTGAAAGCGTGGCCATGTATGAGCAAATGGCCGAAGGTTTTTGCATTTACGGTGACGAATGATGATTGTAGAGACTGGTCGCGCTGCCGTATGGCAGCACGCAAAAGAAGCTGGAATAAGTGATGATATCGTGAAGATCGCAAAGTATTTCGATATAAAGGATATCTCCATCGTGTTCGGCGGGAAGTTTACTTACCTCCACGAGCGCCCGGTGAAGCGCACGCGAATAGCAGTGGCAACGCGAGCGGAGGCAGACGCGCTGAAGATGTTCATCCACGAGTCTAAGCAGCAGAAGAAATATTACAAGTAGCGGGGAGGTGAAGAATGCGATATATTGCGATCTTATTTACGGCGATCCTGTTTACGATCGCAATCATTAACTATGTAATTCAATTGGGATAAATTATGTCACCTAAAATCACAGACGAAGAATTTTTAGCCGCCCGCGAGGAAGGCAAGACCTACCGCGATATCGCGGAAGAGTTCGGCATGAACATTCGAAGCGTTGAACGTCGCGGCGTTCGCCTGGCGCGACAAGGACACCTACACGGAAACGCCCACGTTGCGAAGCATATCCCGGACGGCTTCGGCGTCAAAGGCACGTCGACGATGATTCGCGCGGACGGCTCCGAGGTCGTCCGGTGGGTCAAGTCGGAAGTAGACCGCGATCGCATGGTTGCTCTTATGGAGGCGGCGCAGGCAGCTTTCTGCGAAGACCTTCCGCGAGCCGAACCGCAACCGCTGGATGAGTCGAAGTTCTACATTGAAGATCAGCTTGCCCTGTACCCGATCTTCGATCTGCATATTGGGGCGATGGCGCACAAGCACGAATGCGGCGAGAACTATGACACCAGCACGGCTGAGAAGGTTCTAAACCGCTTCTTTGATTATTCCGTGTCGGTGGCTCCGCAATCACAAAAAGCTGTTTTGCTGGTCGGTGGTGACTTCCTTCACAGTGACGGCCTGGACGCAGTAACCCCGGCAAGCGGTCACGTTCTCGATCAGGACAGCCGATACGCAAAACTTGTTTATGTTGCCATCCGTTCGCTGCGTCGCGCCGTGTCGCTACTGCTTAACAATCATGCAGAAGTTGAAGTGCAGGTAATTGAAGGCAACCACGACCAGGCCGGGATGATTTGGCTACGTGCGGCGCTGGCGGCGTTCTATGAGAATGAACCGCGCGTTTTCGTTGATGTTAGTCCGGCGATCCTGCATCGTACCTTGTGGGGCAAAACCATGCTGGGCTATACGCATGGCCACACGATGAAGAAGCCGGAAACGCGCCTTGCCGCGATGGCAACCGACTTCCGCAAGGAGTTCGGCCAGTGCGACTACATTTACACGCATTCCGGACACTGGCATCACCAGACTGTAACGGAACACTCGTTAGGAATTGACGAAGTGCATGGCCAGTTAGGCGCAAAAGATGCCTACGCCGCACGCGGCGGATGGCGTTCATACCGCCAGGCTGCGGTGATTCTGTACAGCAAAGACTATGGCGAAGTCGGTCGATTCATCTATCGCCCGAACATGTAAACACGACGGCCCCGCGAGGGGCCAATGAGGAAAACCGATGAATAGAAATATCTGCATTTTCGATCTCGATGGCACGCTTTCCGACGGAACCCACCGCTTGCACCTGCTGCCGAAAAAAGATCTCCACCTTACAGAAAGTTGGAGCGAATTTAATGGCGCGTCAATTGGAGACAGCCCAATCCAAAGCACTATTGACGTGGCGAATGCGCTTTATCGATCCGGAATGACCGTTATCATCCTGACTGGCCGATCCGATGAGGTGAAGACCGAAACAATGATTTGGCTTGACCGCTACGGGGTGAAATATGACAGCCTAATCATGCGCCGCGCCAGCGATAACCGTAAAGACACGGTAATCAAGGAGGAGGAGTTGCGCAAAATCGGACTTGATCGCATTGTTGCGGCATGGGATGATTCCCCAAATGTTATTGCGCACTTGCGCGGCCTGGGTATTACGACTTACCAGGTCTGCGACTACGGCGAAAATCTTCACGAGCACTTGAAATCTCACGGAGTAGACAAATGAAAAATGTAATTATCCTCAATGGAGCGCCGGGCATCGGAAAGGACACTATCGCGGAAATCATCTCGCGGAAGTGGCAATACAAGAACCTTAGCTTCAAACAGCCGATGTTTGCCATTGCTCGTGCTGTGCTGGGATCGGCTGATTTTGCACGCTTTACTGCCCGATACCACGACCGCAAGCACAAAGAAGTGAAATGCGATTTTTTGGGCGACCGTTCTCCGCGTGAATTCATGATTCACATTAGCGAAAATTTCGTCAAGCCGACCCTGGGCAAAAATCAGTTCGGCAAGTTGCTTTGCGATTCAGCGCTAACTTCGCCGTTTAACTGCATCGTCAGCGACGGCGGCTTCGATGAGGAGGTGGAGCACGTCGCAGCGCATGAGGCGCTTAACGTGTTTGTCGTCCGCCTTCATCGTGACAGCATGACCTTTGAGGGTGATAGCCGCAAGCATATTCGACGCCCGGATCTTATTTGCGACACTTACCATGAACTCGATTTTGATATGACCACTGGCGAGCCGGAAGACGACGCGCAAAAAATCCTTGATATGGTGTCAGATGTTGCATTAAAATTATAAAGTTAATGCCTTTATTATCATCACCTTAACTATTGGGAGCCTTGATGGGTTCCCTTTTTTTTGTTCTTAATTTGGCCTAATGCATATATCATCACCTTACCATTTAACTAATAGAGGTTGCATATCATGCGAGAATTCATCAACGCGGCAACCAATAGCAGCGGTGGCGTTG